GTAGATGGCGCCACCCTCCCAGAACCATTTCTCGAGGGGGTTGCGGTACGCGATGATGGAATCACTCATGGTTCTTCTCCTTCAGCTTGGCCTCGATAGCATGAGAGAGTTCCGTCATCGACAGCGGCAGCGGTGGCCTCCGCTGAAAACGCTTCTCTCTTTCCAGTTGGATCACGCTCTGTATTTCCTCCTCCGTCAGCGACTGCCACTCGCGGCGAGGAGCCCGCCCATCCGGCGCGACCGCCTGGCCTACCGGCGCAGCGCGCCCCATGCTGTACGCCTCATCCATCAGCCTGTACAGGTCTTCGTAGGCGAGCCAATACCCGCGCACGCTGAACACCTCGCCCTGCGGCTCCCACCGTTGGGACCATGTGCCGCCGCGCATGACGTCGCCAGCGATGCTGTGCGCCACCTTGTCGGCCATGATCTGCTTGATCTCTTGCTCAGGGTCAAAGAAGCGAGAGCTCATCACGACCGCGTGGCTGATTGTGTGATCGCATGCGATACCCCTCAGGCGGCTGATGCGCTCGCGAATCTCGTAGTTGGTTCTCATGCGTCAGCTCCCTTCGGCTTGGCCATACAGAGGGCGAACTCCACTCCAGGCTCAAGCGTGAGAGACCGAGCGAAAAAGATGTCCGCGCCCATGTCCGGCCGAATCTTCATGCAGCCAAAGAACTCCCACTCCAGCCGCTCCGGCTGCGTCACCTTCGCCCTCGCCGCGTTGAGCGCCCGCAGCTTCGCGTCGATGTCGGCCACGGGCTCGCGCATGAAGTCGATGCTGATGCCGTGCTGCGCCCCGTGCGCCTCGCCGTCGTCGTAGTACGCGCCAGGAATCCCCGCGCGCGCCGCCAGAAGCCGGCGCAGGTAGCGCTCATCTGCCGACGCTGGCATGCCGTCGGCCTGCTCCGGCTGCTCCAGCGCGGCCTTGAGAGTGTCATGAAGCACCGCTCTTGCTGCCTCAAAATCACGCACGGTCGCAAAGTTGCGCATGGTGAACGCCAGCGCCTGCTGGACGACGGCGCGGGGTAGGGTAATCAGGTCAGCCATTTCCACACTCCCCATACAGCCCCGCCCACCAGGGCAACTATGGTGGCTCCCGCCAGCCCAAACACGATTCGGAAGAACCACTCGAGCCCCTGTCCTTCATATCGCCATTTCATCGTCCGATCTCCTTGAGCAGGCGCGGGCCGGGCGCGTACACCCTGATCTTCTTGCTGATGCGCTCTGGGTTGGGCTCCAGCGAGGACCGAACCCACCCTTTCTCCTCGGCGTAACGCAGCGTGTTGCCCACGTTGCCGGGCACCACGCCCCACTTGGCGCCTATGTCGGCGGCGGTGAGTTGCTCGTCCGGGTTCAGGGCAAAGAACACGGCTACATGCGTGACGAGGCTCATACCAACCTCGCCCGCATGCGCGGAAACGGCAGGCGCAGGTCGTAGACCAGCACGACCGCGACTTCGCCGCGGATGGCGCCAGCCATCAGGGCCTCTTCGAGCGCGGACGAGATCCGCTCTTCCTGCTTTGCGAGCGCCCGGCTCACGACGCCGCTTGCGATGCGGTCCACCTCCGCAGCCATGTCAGTCAAAGTTGTCACGCCTCGCTCCTCAGGTCGTAGGTCACGGTCGACGTGTCGCCAAGACGCCACTTCGCGGTGTTCTCCACGCGGTAGGTCTTGGTGCACACCTTGAAGTCGGGCGAGCGTAGCTCGTTGTGGGTGATTGCCGGGTCGAAGAACCGGCAGCGGTTGTTCGGCTGCAGGGCGAACTGGCCGTTGTCCAGGCGCAGCAGGTTGAACGACTTGTGCTCCTCCGGCGTCTCGCTGAAGCCGAAGTCGGGGATGCGCGGGTCGGGGTTGCAGCTGTCGATAGTGAACATGAACTCGCCGCGGTGCAGCTGCCTGTCCTTGCCGAGGAACTCGGCGCGCAGACCCTTGAGGAACGGCTTGTCGATCACCTCGAAGTGGTAGCTCATGCAGTCCCAGATCTGCAGCACGTCCAGCGGCAGCTGGTCGCCCTCCTCGAGGACGTCGTGCCACACGAATGCGCCGATCGGCAGCTTGTCGTACAGCGCGCCGAACTCAGGCAGGTAGGTCTCGAAGCGGAAGGCTTGGCCGCGGATGGACTTCGCGCTGACCCAGACCCCCTCAATGAGCTGGCCGACCCGGGCCGGGTCGTGGTCGTACAGGTACTCGGCACGCACGAAGACCTTCTCCGGCGGCAAGGGGCAGACGAAGCTCATGCTTGCCCCCTTGCGCGAATGGCGGCGGCGATGGCCTCGGCATGCGCGTTATAGCCAATCCATCGCGCCTGTTTTTCCGCAGCAACAGCACACGCCTCGCGCTCGCTGATCGCCGCCTGCGCAGTCGCCGTCTCTAGCAGCTCACGCAGTGATCGAGACGGGGCAAAGCCGTACGTGTTGCACAGGCCCCTGAATTCTTCATCGCTCACTTCATCCACTCCGGTTTCTTGGGCAGAGGAGCCCAGCCTTTGTAGCCCTTCTTGCTACCGTTGTACTGGCCATAGACGGCGACGCCGCCATCGGTCAGCAGTTGCACCTTGGTCGACGACGGGCACGTCGTGAGCGGCTGCCAGAAGTAGTTCTGGTCCACCGCGGCCGCGCCGTCGCCGGTCACTTTGACCCTGGTCACAGCTTGTAATACTCCTTCTCGGCTTGAGCGATCTCTTCGTCCGACCGAGACCGCGCCGCCATGCTCATCAAGGCGGACACGATGAATCCGAAAATGAAACCTGCCTGCGCGGCGAGCAGTAACCAGAGCCATTGCGGCATTCGAACCTCCTGTCAAAGTTCGGCGATTGTGCCAAAGAAAAGGTTGTAGGTGCAACATTTTGTTGTAGCCATGAGAAAAAAAAGCTCGCCGTAGCGAGCTCTTGTTTGATGGTCCTCGTCTTTCCGAGGGGTCATCTGCGCGGCACATTCAGCTGCAGCACGCTGCTCAGGAGTCCCGCGCTTGCGCGGGTCACATGTGCCAGATGGTGGATGGCATCCAGCCCCCAGTGTAGCAACTAGCTGTTGGTGTGCAACAGCTTTGTGGCCAGTCGGTGCGCCGCGGCGATGCCGATGCTCGGGTGCTCGCACATCGAGCCCGTGCCAATGTAGCCGTACTCACGCCCGCCGTAGTGGACGGCGGCCACCATGCCAACGAGCTGACCCTCGTGGGCATCCTTTAGCAATTGCTGAAGCTGCCGGATCAGCTGCTCGTCACGCCGTCTTTCGACGAGCTTGATGACTCCTAGTGGGCTGCTTTGGTGTTGTACTGGTGCTGTTTTGCTTGTGGTGTTTCCCTTCTTGCTTACCAACTACGTCTCCTACTCTCGTTGCCCACTCGGGCTCGTTGAAAGGCCTTACGCGACTCTCTATTGCCCGCTCAAGACCGGCTCGCGGGTCGATCCCAGTCGCCTCGAGGTGCATTCGCACCAGGCTTGCGACTAAGGCCTTGGCCGGCGGCGGCAGCCGGGCGATCTGAAGCAGGAGCTCAACATCGTCGGGGTCTATCAGCGATGCCACCTGCGGCCGCTTCGCGGCAGCTCTTGCGCCCTCCGTCCAGTCGATGCGGATGCTCAGCGCACTCTCCAGGGCGGACGTCTTCGCCTTGCCGGGGAAGCTCCGACCACTCTCCCAGTACCGCACCGCCTGCGCCGATACCCCCATGCGCCCGGCAAGCTCGTTGACCGAGATACCAAGCTGTTGGCGGCGCGTCCGCAGTTGATCCTTGACTTTCATTTGGCGCTCCTACGGCGCTCGGGCAGTGGCCCAACAAATTCAGAATACGCACCTAACATTCCGTTGGCAAGAGAGCCTTACACTCGGAAGCAACACCACACTGACGGAGCTCACATGAACTGCAGGCCAGGCGACTTGGCAATCGTTGTGCGATCAAGGATCGCCAGCAACCTCGGGAAGATCGTGCACGTCGTTGGGCGGTTTGAAAACGGAGACTCGCACATCATCAGCCTGGACACTGAAGACGTGATCTGGTTGTGCCGTACAGAGGGTTCTGATCTGCGCTGGGCTGGTGCGCTCGGCATTGAGACGATCCGAGATGACGAGGGCCCAATACCAGACGGCTGCCTGCGGCCGCTGCGGCCGGGCACTGAATCGGACGATGTCGCGCGACAGGTCGGCGAATTGCTTGTGGCCTGAAGGCAACAGAATGTTGTCACGACAACCATGCGGTTGTTATGATCCGACCGCCGGCAGCAACTGTCGGCATCCAAAGCCCCGTCGAGTTGGAAGCTCGGCGGATAACGCAAGTGACAGGGCGCTTGGGGTGGAGAGCTGAAACCGTAAGGACAGCGCTCCCACCTGTTGGGGAGTCTTCCAGCTCCACACCCCAAGCGCGGAAGGTAAGGCATGAGCAATAGAAGGTCCGCCGCGCTTCGCGGGTTGAGGGCATCCAAAAAGGAGGCCTCAGCATGAAGCGCCCATCATTTCAGTTTTACCCTGGCGACTGGCTGAATGACGCCGCCCTCAGGGCGTGCTCCGTTGGGGCTCGCGGATTCTGGATCGACATGCTGTGCCTGATGCACCAAGGTTCGGACTACGGCTACCTGAAGGTTAACCATAGGCCAATCCTTCCAGCAAACCTAGCTCGCATGCTTGGGGCCACCTTGCCCGATGTGGAGGGTTGGCTCGACGAGCTCGAGTCGTTCGGCGTTTTCTCGCGCGACGAGGAGGGTTGCATCATGTCGCGGCGGATGATCCGCGACGAAAGCATTCGCCAGTCAAGGGCTGCAGGCGGATCTCTTGGCGGGAACCCGGCCCTGAAGGGCAAGAAGAAGGATGAGGGGAAGGGTGATGAGAAGGTTAACCTTCCGCCGAACCTCAAGCCAACCCCTTCATCTTCTACTTCATCTTCATCTTCGACAGGTACTGACGTACCTGTTACCCCCCGAGCCTCACGACTCGACAAGGAGTGGGTGTTGCCTGTTGACTGGGCGGCCTGGGCCCGGGCTGAGCGGCCAGACCTGGACGTCGATGACGTGGCGGCCAGGTTCAAGGACTACTGGGTAGCCAAGCCGGGCAAGGACGGCTGCAAGCTCGACTGGCTGGCTACCTGGCGCAACTGGGTTCGCAACAGCAAGCAGGGCTTGCGTCGCGCCGCCAGTGCTCACTCCGGCTTTGCCGGAACCGACTACCGCAAGGGGATCAATGATGACGGCTCGTTTGAGTGAGTCCATCGCGTTTTCGTTCATTGGCACCCAGACGCGGGCCTGCGATAAGCATGGCGAGTTCGAGTCCAAGGGAAGCCGGCTCGGGGTTCGTGAGGTCTGGACTGGATGCCCCGGCTGCCGGGCCGACCGCGACGCGCAAGCCAAGGCAGACGTCGAGTCGGCTCGCCAGGCCGCACTGAAGGCGCAGCTTGAGGCGATGCTGGCGCAGACCGCGATCCCGGAGCGCTTCATCGGCCGCACGCTCGACACCTACCGCGCCGAGACCGACGGCCAGCGCAAGGCGCTCGAGGTCTGCAGGTTGTTCGCTGAGAACTTCGACCGCCATGCCAAGGCCGGCACGTCGCTCGTGATGTCGGGCCTGCCGGGCACCGGCAAGAGCCACCTGGCCGGCGCCATTCTGCAGGCCATCCTGCCGCGGCACGTCGGCATCTACGTCACGCTGATGGACCTGATCCGCATGGTGCGCGAGACCTGGCGCCGCGACAGCGAGACCAGCGAGTCGGCCCTGCTGGCCAGGCTGCAGGCCGTGCCGCTGCTGGTGATCGACGAGATCGGCATGCAGTACGGCACCGACGGAGAGCGGGCAATCGTGTTCGACGTGCTCGATCGGCGCTATCGCAGCATGAAGCCGGTCATCCTGATGACCAACCTGGGCAAGGAGGAATTCCGTGCCGCCGTTGGAGAGCGGGTGTTCGATCGGCTCACCGAGGTGGCGCGCTGGATGCCGTTCGACTGGCCCAGCCACAGGGCCCAGGCCCGGCGGGAGATGCGCGATGCAGCATGAGATCTGGGAGTGGCGTCGTCGCTACTGCAACCACGAGGAGCTCGAGGCGCACCGCGTCCTCGATATGGCCGTGGCCGGGTTCAATGTGCCTGAGTCGGTGATCAACTGGGCCTTGTGGGTTCTCGGGGACGGGGTGGGGTTTGTGCATGTCTGATGTGGTCATCTTCAAGGGCGAGGACGGCAAGCTGCAGGGGCTTGGCGAGAAGGGTGCCAAGGCCTGGGCGAAGTTCCAGAAGGCGGTGCGCGAGCTGGAGGTTGGTGAGACCCTGAAGTTCAGCTGGTGGGCGCCCCGCTCGCCCGGCTTCCATCGCCGGCACTTCGCGATGCTGGCCCAGGTGTTCGACAGCCAGGAGCAGTTCATCGACCCCGAGCACTTTCGCATGTGGGTACAGGTGGGCGCCGGCTTCTGCGACATCGTGCCGGGCGCCAAGGGCAAGCCGGTGGCGATCCCGAAGTCGATCTCCTGGGCCAAGCTGGACGACGTCGAGTTCGCCGAGCATCACGCCAAGGTGGTGGAGTTCCTGCGCAGTCGGCACGCGCTGCGCTTCCTCTGGCCCCATGTGGAGGACGCCAACGCCGACCAGATGATCGACGCTCTGCTCAACGATTTTCTCTGAACGGTTCCGCAGCTGTTGCTTTTGTGCTACAAACGCTCACTTGCAAACATTTTGTTGGGACAGTTGATGCTGAAGAATGACCTGATCAAGAGGGTGGCGTATGTGTCGGGGCAATCCCAGCCCGCGGTGCGCGCCGTGTTGGATGCCGTGGCCGCCGTTGTCAAGCGCTCCATCGTGCAGCACGAGCCGGTGATGTTGTTCGGCCTTGGCAAGCTGCACACGGTGCAGCGCGGAGCGAAGCGAGCTCGCAACATCCGCACCGGCGAGCCCGTGATCGTGCCACCCCGTCACGCCGTGCTGCTGCAGCCCAGCGACTCCCTGGTCGAGGCCGCCAACTCCAAGCAGTGATGCCGCTCCCGCAGTCCGCACGTCGCGTGCGATCCAAGTACGGCGCAGTCAAGACCCAGATCGACGGCCACGTCTTCGCCAGCAAAGCGGAGTCCAGGCGCTTCGTCCAACTCAAGGAGCTTGAGCGCCTTGGGCAGATTGACAGCCTTGAGCTGCAGCCGAAGTACGAGCTCGCGCCAGGCGTGAAGTTCTCGGATTCCGCCCGGGCCACGCCGGCCCTGCGCTACGTTGGGGACTTCAGGTATCGAGACCATCTTGGTCGACTCGTGGTCGAGGACGTCAAGGGTGGGCCGGTGACCCAGGGCTACCGCATCAAGAAGCACCTAATGCTGGCCATTCACGGGATTGAGGTCCAGGAGGTGAGGGTACGATGAGCTCAGCAGACCGGCCCTCCGCCTTCGAGCGCCTGAGCACGGCGGTGCAAACGTCCGACCTCACGGTCGACCCGGACCACCGCACCGATGCCGACTACGTCATCGCCTTAGGAATCGCCTGTTCGCGGCACAGCGCCGCCGCGTCGCCGCTGATGCGCCTACACCTGAGTGGCACCAACACCAACCTCAAGGCGGCCTACAACTCGGTGCTGTCTCTGACCAAGCGGCTCAACGCGAAGCGCAACTGGCGCCTCAATGGCCGCTCGCTCAGCACCGTGGCCATGCAGGGCCTATCGCACCACGTCTCCCCCACCTGCCCGCACTGCCACGGCCGCAAGTTCGAGGTGCTCGAGGGTACGCCTACACTCAGCACCGAGGCGTGCAAGGCCTGTCACGGCACGGGGCGCCGGCCGATCCAGAAGAGGCACCGCGAGCAGATCCAGCAGCTCATCACGGTGCTTGAGTCGATCGACGAGGTGACAGAGCGCGCCGTGGCGAGGCTGGTGCGGTAAAGGGAAACCATGACTACGGTGGCGTACAAAAATGGTGTCATGGCCGGGGATCGCATGTCCTGTGAGGGCAACGCGAAGTACGGACGCATGACCAAGATCTTCCGCTCGCGCGGCCACCTGGTCGGCTTCTCCGGAGCAGCCGACGTGGCGATGGTCCTGCTGCAGTGGTTCGATAAGGGCGCAGACCCGGCGGAGTGGCCGGATCCGCACGGCGAGGATGGCACCGAGGCCAGCATGCTGGTCGTCAGCCCCGCGGGCAAGGTGTCGTACTACGAGCGCTTCCCGGTCCCGCTGATCGGGGAGCATGAGTTCCACGCTATCGGGTCCGGCCGCGACTTCGCTGTGGCCGTGCTGCACATGGGGTACGACGCGGTCAAGGCAGTTGAGGTCGCGTCCGAGCTCGACGCCTACACCGGGGGCGGAGTCGATGTGCTGACGCTGAAGGACCCCGCGCATTGAAACGCTCTGGATTCCGGCGCCCGACCCTGGAGCGCCGGCCAGCGGTGGCCGTGCCGCTTGACCCCAAGTTCCGCCGGGCCGTCAGCACTGGGTCCGCTGAGCTTGCGCCCGTGCCGAAAGTTGTGGTGCGGCAGAACAAGACCGAAGAGGATAGGCGCCACATGGACGCGGTGGCGCAGCTCGGCTGCATTGTGTGCCGGCGCGTGTTCGGCATCATGACGCCACAGGTGGAGCTGCACCACCCGCGTCGCGGCGCCGGCATGGCGCAGCGCGCCTGTCACCAGGACGTGCTGCCCCTATGCGTTGAGCACCACCGAGGCAAGACAGGCGTGCACGGCCTGGGAACCAAGGGGTTTGAGAAGCACTACGGCTTCAGCGAAGCCGACCTGCTGGACGGCGTGCGCGAGCGGACTCGGGTGGGCGCTCGTCTAATCGAGCCTTAGCCCCATAGCCGTCGATTTATGGTGCATCCACCACGCTGATCTCACCGCAGCGGCCAGGGCACGATGCGCCAGCGCCGGCCGCCGACCTGTAGGAACAGGCCTCCGCGGCGAAAGAAGCGGTTGGACATCCAGTAGACCTTCATGATGCTTACCTTTGCTGCTATGAGTCTTGCTCGCTCAGTTCGGACCAGCGCTTGTTCTGGTTCGCGAACTCGAAGTCCGGCGCCTCGACGGCATCCTTGATCGTGGTGTGCGTGCACCCCCAGATTCGATCGGTGGCGTCGAAGAAGCTGTAGCCCCAGACCTCGGACTCCTCGCCAGTCTCGACGTCGACGGTGCACGTTCGGTACACGCCCTTGCTCTGGGGCAGCTCGCTGGGTGGGAAGATCTTGGTGCGGCTCATGGGGCTTTCCTTTTGTTGGCTGCGGCCCAGCCTGCCGCCCAGGCATTATCAATCGCGCGGCGCACCCAGGCGCTGTAGCCGTCTTGCGCAAGCATCTCCAGGCGTCGGCGATGCTCGCGCGTGAGCACGATGTTGACGCGCTCCGTGGCCCTTGTCGCGCCGTCTACGGCCTTGCGGCCGCGGGTCTTGGTGGTCATTGCTTGTGCTCCTCGATGGGGATGAAGTCGCAGCGCTCGTCGGTGCTGTCGTTGCGGCCCAGCACGACGGGCGTGCGTGGCCCCCAGGTTTGTCCTGGCAGCTCATGCCAGCGCAGGCAGGCCTTGCACTTCGCGTCGGGCTGATGCGGCGCGCAGCGCTGGCGGTCGTATGGCAGGTAGTGATGCGTGGTCATATGACCTCCAGGCACACCGCCACACCGCCATCGATCCCGGTCAGGGTCAACGTCTCGCCCGCCGAGAAGGCCGGCATGGCGGACGTCATGTGGCCGACTAGCGTGCTGCCGTTGATGAACTCGACGCGCATCTCTCCGCCCACCTGCTGTAGGCGAATGGCATGGAAGATCAGTTTCCCGTCGCAGATCAGGGGAGATATCTCCCCATCGAGAATCTTGCGCTTGACGTGCTCTGTCGCTTTGATGGTCATGCTTGCCCCTCCGTTTTGGAGATGGCGTCCAATTCTTCTGGCAGCGTACGAATGCGATCGCTCAACTCTTGCAGTATCGTGTTGGGGTCTGCTCCGCTTGGCCGGAACACCATCGTGCGACCATCTGGCAGAGTGATTGGCGGCGGGTACATCAACGAGTGGATGCTGACCAGAAGTTTCAATGCGCGCCCATAGCATGCGCGGGCGTGGTCGCGCTGCTGCTCCGCCACGCTCAACCGGCGCAGCTCGGCAGCGGCAGCATGCGCCGCTTCTCGGTAGCCCCAAGTGGTTGTTGGGTCTTGCTCAATGGTGTCGGCTAACGCCAGCCGCTTGCACCCGGCGCACGGCGCCGGGTTGAAGTGTTCGCAGACGTCGCGGTTCATGCTTGCTCCTCGGCCTCGGCCAACCGCAGTGCATCTGGTTGTGTGGTCACTTCAGCTCTCCTTCAGACGCAATGGTTGCGTTGACTGCTTCCTCATCGTCGCCGCAGGCTCTCCACAAGGCGTCCTTCAGCACTTGGTTGTTGTGGTGCAATCGGCGCAGTTCGGCGGCGGTGCGCCTGAGGTAGCCTTCCTCTCGTGAAATCGGGGGAATAGCCGCTAGTCCCTCGTGATACTCGGCCAGTCGCAGGGCCTCTGCTCTTTCAGTCATGCTTGCTCCTCAGCCTCGGCCGGCCGCAACAGGTAGAGGTCCCTGTCGCTGCTGCGCTTGGTGATCGGGTCGTACAGCGTGCCGGTGACGGGGCACACCAGGATGAGGCCGCGAGCCTCGTGGCTCAGGCGCACCAGGTGCTTGACCTTCTCGATGCCGGCGGCGTAGACCAGCCACGCCGCGGTGGGCTTGCCGCGCAGGTGGCCAATGTGCCGCTCGGCCACGCAGCCGTCCGAGGTGATCTCGATGATCTCCATGGTCAGGACTCCTTGCTGTTGCCGCCGTTGCCCTTGAGCTCGGACGGCGGCGACCACCCGAAGCGGCGCCAGGTGGCCTGGACATTGGCGCCGGCGGTCCAGACGAACCGCGGGTCGTCGGCGGGGATGGTGGGGTTGGTGCGGCGGGCGCCGGGCGGGGTCTTGCTGTCTTGCTTCACGGTTGACTCCGGGTTGGTGGGGTGAGGGGTTGTGCCGCTATTACACGGCGAGGGTGAATAGGATGCGCAGCGTCTCGCCGGAGATGCTGTAGCCGCCGCCGTCTGCCTTGTGCAGCGGGCGCGCGACGTGGCTTCCGGTTGCTATCCATTGCGGGGCGTCGATGACGTCGTGCCTGGCGGGGTCGCTCCAGAACTCTTCCTGCAAGTCGATGCAGTACGGGCCGGAGGCGCCGGTGCGGGCGGCGCTGAGGTTGACGATGCGCATGGTCAGAACGGTGCCGGTTTGCCGGCTGGGTATGCCGGCTTGGGTTGGGGGTTGGGGGCCCGCTTGGCGGCGGGCGGAAGGCTGGGGTAGCCCAGCAGCCTGGGCGGGAACGGCCAGGGCTTGCGGTCAGTAGTCATAGGCGGCCTCCTTCATGTCCTGGGCGATGAGCCGCTCAACCTCCGCGCGGTCGTCCTCGTCCATCTTCCGCGCCAACCAAGGCGCCGGGCGCCCGCGCCGGTCGCGCACCTCGAACTCGACCTCCTCGGGTTCGTCGGGGCAGCAGCGCTCGGGTGGCCCCGAGTACCGCCCCGGCACGCGAGCGGCGTAGTGCGTCACCTCGATGAGGCAGGGAATGCCGGCGATGCGGGCTTCGATCATGCTGACCTCAGAACGGCTGGGGGTTGGCGAGGGTGGCGTTGAACTTGTCGCTGCCAACGCGGGCGATCAGGGTCTCGACGGTGGCCAGGGCAAGCTGGCGGATGTCGCGCAGGGCCAGGCCGACCGAGCTCACGCGGATGCCGAGGTACTGGCCCTCGACGGTGCAGATCTTGCAGCCTGACTTGGGGTCCGACACGGTCCAGTGCTGCAGCGTGGGGTGCCGATGCAGCGCCAGGCGGTGGGCCTGGTTGCCGGCGACCACCATCAGCGGCGAGTAGCCGACGTTGGCAATCTCGCCACCGTTCTTGGTGCGCAGCGTGAATGTGGGCTTGGGCATGTCGGACTCCTGAAACAGTTGGTTGGTGAAGAGAAGTATATGTTGCGCCACAAATCGCAACACTAGGAAAAACCCTAACTTCCGGGCTTGATGAAACCCGGCCGAAGCCGGGCCGTGAGCGTCAGGCTGCCGCTGGCTCAGCCGCCTTGGCCGGGTGGTATCGGTGGGAGTAGAGTCGGCGGGTGTCGCCGTGCTCGAGCGGCGCGTTCATGGCCTCGGTGGCCGCGGCCTCGTCGTCGAAGGTCTTGGTGCTCATCAGGTGCAGGCCGGTGTACTCAGCCACGACGTACTTGCCGGCGGCGCAGGCGGTTTTGATGCTGGCCGCGTGGGCCTCGGCGTTCAGCTGGTTGATGGTGTGAAGGTCGTGCATGGTGCTTTCTCTGTTGCGTGATGCCGGGTTGGCGCCACAGGTCTGCCCTCAGCAAGGGCAGAGCCGTGGGGTCAGGCGGCCCGCAGGAGGCGGGGTGCGCAGCGCCGGCAGACGTAGGCCCGGAACGGTTGGCCGTCCAGGTCCGCGTAGCCGGTGCCGTCGTCGCGCACGAAGTCGCCGCATTCACGGCCCGTGGGGGTGCCGTTGTCGTAGTACGAGGGAGCCACGCACCGGCCCAGCTCCCAGGGGCCCAGCTTGTAGACGCTGAAATACGTGGCCGAGGCGGCGGACTGAGGGACAGGTGCAAGGCGCATGGTCGGGCTCCTAGATTGCGAACCCGACAAGCAGGCCCAGGGTGATGCCAAACGCCGCCGCAAAGACGGCGTCGGCAGTGGTGAGAGGGACGCCGTGCATGTCAGGCGGCCTGGCCGACCGAGCTCAGGCCAAGGGCGGCCAGCTGCTCGAGCGTGAAGGGCTGGCCGCGGTCCTCGGATTGGTCGCGAGTGACGCCGAGCCAGGTCTGGCCGGCGGGCTTGCGCACCAGGCGCCGGCCGTCGACGGTGAAGAACTGGGTTGCATCGAACTTCCCCCAGCTCGCCGCGTCCGGGCCCACCAGGACGCCGTGGCCGCGGTTGGGTTCGAACGCTGCGATCGCCTCCTGGCCCAGGCACACGGCCACGCCGTACAGCGCGGTGGCCTGGTGATCGCTGACACCCCAGTTGGAGTCGGAATCGACCTCGGCCACCAGCGTCGGCTCGGTGTCCGAGTGCACCAGGGCCAGGCGATTGACGGCGAAGCCGGTGCGCTCCAGGGCCTGGAGTGTCTGGGTCATCGTGTTGCGGCCGCCGCCGCGGACGTTGAGACCGATGTTCAGGATCAGGGTAGGGGTGCGGTACTGCATGGTGCTGCTTTCGGTGTTGTTTCTTGCGAAACGGTTGGTTGGTGAAGAGAAGTATATGTTGCGCAAGATCGCGTGGTACTAGGAAAAACCCTAACCCCTCGCGTCAGCGAGTTGGGAATCAAGTGCAAACCCGCATGTGGCGCCCATAGGTGCTGCGGAGCTTGTGTAGCGCGCGTTGCAGAACCTGGTGCACGCGGCCCCCCGACACACCCAGCTCCAGCCCCGCTTCGCGGAGCGTGCAGTTGTCCATCAGGCACAGCTTTACGGCCTGCTGTTCGCGCACAGTCATCGGCGTAGCGTCCAGCAGGCGCCTTGCGTAGTCCTGGAGCAGCTCGAGTTCCGGGTCGGTGCTGGTTGGCCAGTAGATGTCGATCGGCTCGCAGGGCTCGGGCTCGACGTGTCGGCTGTACCAGATTTTCTTTGCCTCGCTGGGCAGGCCCTTGAGGCCGATCTTTCCGTAGTGGCTCATGTCGGCCCTCTATGCGACGGCGTTGTGCTGGCTGCGGTGCTTGCTGTCGGCGTGGTCCTCGAAGAACCCCACCAGCGAGCAGAACTGGCCGCTGAACTTGTCGATGTTCGGGCGCAGGTTGTTGATGTTGCCGGTCTTGGCCCAGTAGACGGCGCTGCCGGGCCACACCTTGGTGCCGGTGCGGAAGCGCACGGCCAGTCCGCCGATCGTGGTGCTGTCGCCGCGGCTGTGGCAGTTCACGCGGCGGCGGTCGCCGCGCAGCGTGATCTCGACGTTCTGGCTCTCGTAGCTGCGGGGGCGGCCCTTGCGGTCGGTGTACTCGACCGTCTCGGTCCGCAGGGTGTCGAAGTGGATTGTGAACATGTTGGGGCTCCCTTTGATGTTGGCGGAGAGGGCTAGGCGGCCGCCGCTGCGCGAAGCCCGGTGTAGCTGTATCCGCGGTTTGACGCTTCGCGCAGGCACAGGGCGTAGGTCTCAAAAGACCGGATGCGAACGTCGAGCGGCAGACTGCTGTCGGCCTTGCGCTCTTCTGCTTCAACCATGGCCCGCCAGAGTTCGGCGTCGGTGAGTTGGGTCTTCATTTCGGCTCTCCCGGTCAGGCTGTCAGTGCGCGACGGGCGACGGCGCGGGCCTTCTGGTCTTCCAGGCGCTTGAGTTCCGCGGCGGCCTCGCACATGGCCCGCGTCCAGCTGGAGAAGGTGCCCCAGCGCACGCTGTCCAGATGCCGCCATCCGTCGATGGCGCCGCGCTCCATCTCGTCGATCAGGCCGGCGCTGGTGATTGCCGGGTTGCGGCGGGCGGCGCTGAGGATGTCTTGTGTTGCCTTGATCATGGTGTGGCTCCTGTTGGTGGGTGACACTGGCAAACCCGAAGGCTTGCCGCTGCCACCGCAGCGGGTTGTGGGTATCAATGCTTGACGCGAATGTAGGTGGGGCCTTCGCGCACGCCGTCGCACCAGCTTGGGCGCGTCATGACGCGCACCCAGTTAGCGTGCTGTTCGAGCGTTGGCTCATCGTGGCGCTCCTGGCCGGTCACGATGCAGCTGGCGGGGCCGCGGCGCACCGCTTCGTCGGAGAGTAGGTAGGTCTCGCCGGGCCCCACCAGGTACTGTTCTTCGCGCAGGTACTTGACGGCCAGGTCGAAGCTGGTCGCGGCGATGTAGATGGCGATGTAGGGGCGCCGGCCCTCGGGTGTGGCGGGCGCAAACTGCAGGGCGCAGTAGATGCGGGGCTGGGTCATGTCGTTGCTCCTGTGAAAGGGTTGGTTGACGAGAGAAAGTATATGTTGCGCAACATTGTGTTGAATTAGGGGAAACCCTAATCGCGCCGGCTTTCCTGGCGGGTCTGCAGGTACTCCTGCAGGTGGCCCACCGTGCCGGGCCGGTCGAGCCAGACACCGACCTGCCTGACGCCGTTCGTGCGCGTCTCGATGATCTGGACCCCGCCGCCTTCGCGGTACGGCCGCACCGTCGTGTTCGGCAGCGCGGCGATTTGCTGGAGGAGTTCGGATACAACATGGCGCGACTGGCGCTTCGTGAGCTCATCCCGCAACGCGCGCCGCCAGCTAGGCGAGTAATTCTTGGGCGCGCGCTCAACGGCGGCCACAGCCGCCTCAAGCTGGTCGGTGCGGAGCGCGCCAGCCTGGCCGCGCATGTTGACTGTGTAAGCGAACGGCATGGCGGCTCCTCAAGCGTAGCGGTTGCGAATCAAGAACTGCACCAGCTCCAGGCGGCTGCCTTCGCGGTACTTGCCGCCGACCGGCCACACGTAGCACTTGCCGCTGCTTAGTTCACCGATCATCTTTTCGGCCGCCTCCTCGCGAGCTGCGATGCGTGCGTGGTAGCGGTTTTCACTCTTGATGCGGCGGGCTTCGCGGGCCTCGAGTTGCCGGTAGATGTCCATGTCGCTGCTCCTGGTTGCAAAAGGTTGGTGGTGGACAAAACAAATTGTTGTGCAACAAAACACGCAGGGCAAACAAAGCCCGACCAAATCGGTAGTCAATTAGGGAGAACCCTAGTGCCGTGTGGCGAGTGCGCAACAAAGTGTTGCAATAAGCCAACAGACTGTGCTACAGTCGCGCCAAACCGCGTACAGCGCGGGCCAAGAACAACACGCCAGTGGCTTCCCCTCTTGAGGGCGAAGCCATGCCTGTTTCAGACGCGGGATAGCTCAGCCTGGTAGAGCAGCGGCTTCATACGCCGCTGGCCGGCGGTTCGAATCCGTCTCCCGCAACCATCTCCGAGGCCTCCCATGACTCTGATCGACAACTGGAAGGCGGTTGCGACCAGGGCGTGGTCTATGCGCCTGGTCGTGCTGTCCGCAATCCTGTCCGGCGCCGAGGTGGCGCTGCCGCTGTTCAGCGATGCTGTGCACCGCGGCACGTTCGCGGCGCTCGCCATCGTGGTCTCCCTGGGTGCGGCGGTGTCGCGCCTGGTGGCGCAACCGAGGCTGCGCCAATGATCCCGCCGCAGGCTCGCACCAAGGTCGCGGCACTCGTGCTCAGCGCCTCCGCCCTGGTGGGCCTGGCGCTGCATGAGGGCTACGAGCCGGTGGCCAAGCCGCCGGTGCCGGGTGACGTCGACACGGGTGGCTTCGGCTCAACCCGGCGCGAGGACGGCGCGCCGATGAGGCCGGGCGAGAAGGTGCCGCCCACGCGGGCCCTGGTGCTGTTGCTCAATGACGCCGCCAAGGCAGAGCGCGCCGTCAAGCGCTGCGCGCCGGTGCCCATGCACCAGTACGAGTTCTCGGCCTACGTCTCGCTGACGTACAACATCGGCGAGACCGCGTTCTGCACGAGCACGCTGGCGCGCAAGCTCAACGCCCTGGACTACGACGGGGCGTGCAAGGAGATCCTGCGCTGGGACAAGTTCCAGGGGCAGCCGCTGCGAGGCCTGACCAACCGCCGCCAGGCTGAGTACAAGCAGTGCATCGGGGAGGCTGAGTGATTCCGCCCGTGCTTGCTGCCTACGCCGCCCGGGCCTGGGTGAAGGCGGTGGCGGTGCTGGCCCTGGCGGCCGCCCTGCTCTTCACCGGCTACCACTTCGGGGTGAAGCTGACCAAGGCGGACTGGGCGCAGGAGCGCGCCGCCTGGAGCGAGGAGCGCGCTGCGCTCGCCACACAGTACGCGGCCGCACAGAAGGCGGCCCGCGACGAGGAGAAGCGACGTGCAGATGAGGCTCAGAGAATCGTGGACGACTTGGGCAAGGCCCAGGCTGCTACTGCTGTTCGTGCTGTTCGCGCTGAGCGCGCTGCTGACGGCCTGCGCGACACCATCGCCGCCCTCAACGCCCGCCCCCTGCCCGACGCCCCCAGCTGCCCCGCGGCTGCCGGCCACGCTCGCGAAGCCACCGTCGCCCGAGAGCTCCTCGGCGCGTGCGCAGAAGAGTATCGAGGAGTGGCAGCGGAAGCTGACCGACTCCGAGACCAAGTGACCGGGCTTCAGGGCTGGGTTGACGCCATTGAGAAGTGAACATGACGCCAGAAGCCACCGAACTCGCTGTCGCCCTCTCGCGCATGCAGTCCATGAGCGCGGACTTGCAGGAGATCAAGGCAACCATGAAAGACTTGGCCAACGCAGTAGCGCGTCTGGCGGTCGTCGAAGAGCGTCAGGCGAACACGAGTGACAGCATCGGTCGCGCCTTCACCGAGATCAAGAGCCTGGGCGAGCGCATCGCCGTGCTCGAGCAGAGCCAGCCACTGAACAAGCACTCGAGCGACATGGTGCAGACCGTGACCAAGTACGTCGTGGTCGCCGTGCTGGGCGCGGTGATCTCGGGCCTGTGGGTGCGTCAGCCCTCGGCGCCCGCAGCCAACCCACCCGTGATCGTAGGCAAGTGATCATGAGCAACCCCAACCCGCAAGCGCAGCAGCAGGCCGAAGACTTCGAGGGCTTCGAGCTCGACCTCGACTCCGACGCGCCCCTGGCGCCCGCCTGCCCGCTCAACCCGGGTGAGGGTGAGTGCGAGGCCTGTCAGTAGGTCATGACCGGCAAGGCGGATAGGCAGCCGATCGACTGGGAGCTCATCGAGAAGGACTACCGGGCCGGCATCAAGACACTGAGGCAGATCGCCGAAGAGCGTGGGGTGTCCCATGTGGCGATCCAGAAGAAGGCCAAGCAGTACGGCTGGACGCGCGACCTGAGCGAAAAGATTCAGGCCAAAGCGAAAGAGAAGGTTACCAAGGCCGCGGTTACCAAGGCGAGTTACCAAACCGGCTTGGAAACCAAAGAGGCCAAGCTGACCGATGCGCAGGTGGTCGACAAGTACGCCGACATCGTGGCGTCGGTCGATCAGATCCAGCGCGAGGACGTGAAGCTGGCCATCGACAACAGCCGCAATCAGCTGCAGGAGCTGGTGACGCTGGGCGACCCGAAGTTCCGCGCCGCTCTCGAGGCGATCGCCGACGCGATGGATGAGTCGGGACCAACGGCCAACGGCGCGTGGAAGACCGACAAGGTCAATGAGCTGTACCGCTACATCATCAGCCTGGCCGGGCGAGTGAAGATGGCCAAGGAGGTCGCTGGCAGCCACGGCGTGTACCTGCCGCTGCAGCGCAAGATCTTCGGCCTGGATGCCGAGAAGAAGTCCGCCGGTGAGTTCGAGGAGATGCTGCGCCGGGTTCAGGCCGCGGAGGACTGATGGCCGAGGCCTTCGATCCTGATCAGCTCGCCAAGATCCGGCGGCTGCAGAAGAGCCTCGAGGTCTACAGCGCGCACTGCCTGAAGATCCTCGACAAGGCGGGCACCAAGCTGCCGTTCCTGTTCAACCAGGCGCAGAGCTTCGTGCACGAGCGCCTGGAGAGGCAGCTCGCCGAGACCGGCAGGGTCCGGGCGCTGATCCTGAAGGGCCGGCAGCAGGGTGTCTCGACCTACGTCGGGGCGCGCTACTACCACAAGACCTCGATGTTCCACGGCCAGCGTGCGTTCATCGTGGCGCACGAGCAGAAGGCGACGAACAACCTGTTCTCGATGGTCAAGCGCTACCACGAGAACAACCCTTGCCCGATCAGCACTGGCGCGACGAACGCGCAGGAGCTGATCTTCGACAAGCTCGACGGTGGCTACAAGCTGGCCACCGCGGGCACCAAGGACGTCGGTCGATCGAACACCGCGCAGCTGCTGCACGGCTCGGAGTTCGCGTTCTGGGACAACGCGGCGATGCACCTCGCGGGCATCGGCAACACCATCGGTGACCTGCCGGGCAGCGAGATCATCCTCGAGTCCACGGCCAACGGCCTGGGCAACCAGTTCCACACGATGTGGCAGGAGGCCGAGGCCGGGCGTGGCGAGTACATCGCCATCTTCGTGCCCTGGTACTGGCAGGCCGAGTACCGCGCCAAGGTGCGCGAGGACTTCGAGCTGTCCGACGAGGACCGCGAGTACATGCTGGCCTACGGGCTGGACATGGAGCAGATGCAGTGGCGGGCGAACAAGATCTCCACCTACGGCCGCGGCCACGAGTGGCTGTTCGACCAGGAGTACCCGGCTACTGCGGCGCTGGCGTTCAAGACGTCGACGCTGAACCCGCTGATCAGCCCGAACGCGGTGGCGCGGGCGGCTGCCACGGACTTCCGGGAGCGCTCGGGTCCGTTGATCATCGGCTGCGACCCGGCCGGCGACGGCGAGGGCAAGCACGACCGCAGCGCGATCGCGTTCCGCCAGGGTCGCACCTGCTTCCGCCTCGAGTGGTTGCCGGAGGACTGGAACACGATGCAGATCGCCGGCCGCCTGGTCGAGATCTGGAACACGATGCAGCCCGACGCGATCATCGTCGACAAGGGCGGCCTGGGTGCTGGCATCCACGATCGGTTGGTTGAGCTGAACGTGCCGGTGATCGGCGTCAACAACGCCGAGCGCGACATCGACCCGGAGCGCTACGAGAACATCCGCGCCGGCATGTGGTGGCGCATGGAGGAGTGGTTCCACGACTTCCCGTGCCGCATCCCGAACGACGCGGCGCTGATGGCCGACGTGACGGCACCTCAGCCCGAGGTGCACTCCAACGGCAAGAAGCTGCTGGAGTCGAAGAAGAAGATGGCCAAGCGCGGCATCCGCAGCCCCGACGGCGGCGACGCGCTGGCCCTGACGTTCGCCGTGCCTGTGGCGCCGCGGATCAAGGAGACCCTGGGTGCGCCCGGGGGCTCGTACAAGCCGCCGACTTCGGCCGGCTACTGAGGACACGCGATGGACAAGACCGCATACGCAGACGCCTGGACCGAGGGCGAAGAGGACGCGCCGGCGCAGAACGCCGTGGCCGCCGCCGCCAAGAAGGCCGCAGCGACCGACAAGGACGCCTACATCACGGCCTACGCTGACCTCGAGGACGGCAAGGCCGCCAAGGGCGAGGACGTCAAAGACAAGGCCAAGGCCAAGTCCAAGGACGAGGAGAAGTCGGCATGAAGAACCCGGGCGAGTTCGTCCTGACCCTGCTCAACGCCCGCACCGCGGCGCACGTTGCGCACCTGTCGGTCAGCGGCCCGGGATCGTTCGCCAGGCACACCGCCCTGGCCGAGTTCTACGAGGGCATCGCCGAGCTCGCCGATCGCTTCGCCGAGACCTACATGGGCTGCTACGGCGAGCTCATCAAGTTCGGCGGCTCGAGCTTCAAGATGGATCGCGACCCCATCAGGATGCTCGGGTCCCTCAAGGTCGTGATCGGTGACGCACGCAGCGAGTGCGCCGACAACGGCTACCTGCAGCAGGTGTGCGACGACATGATGGAGCTCGTCGCCACCACGCTCTACAAGCTCCGATACCTGGCCTGACGTGGACGCATCAGATCAGACCCAATACGCGCTGGCCGCCGTAGACCAGCTCCGCGACGATCCGCAGCAGACGGTGGCCCTGGATTCCCTGGGCGTCGACCTGCTGGCCGAGTTCGCCCGAGCTGAGCTCGACCGGCGCCTGACCGAGGAGCGCTGGCTGATGGACCTGCGCCAGTACCGTGGCAAGTACGACCCCGACGTGCTGGCGGCCATCGGGCCGAACCGCTCGAAGGCGTTCGTGCGCAAGACCCGGGTCAAGGTCAAGACCGTCGACAGCCGCGTGGCCGACCTCCTGTTCCCGGCTGGCGCCGAGAAGAACTGGGAGGTCGACAGCACGCCGGTGCCCAGCGTGTCGCGTGAGCAGCGCGCCGCGGCGGCCCAGCAGCTGCAGCGCATGTCGCGCGGCCAGCCGGTTCCGCCGGAGGCGCTCGATCGCTTCCTGCTCGAGGTGGTGCGCCAGTCGGCCAAGAAGATGTCCAAGGTCATCGAGGACCAGTTGGTCGAGGCGCGCTACAAGGACGTCTCGATCAAGACGATCCACAGCGGCCACCTGTACGGCACGGGGATCATGAAGGGCCCGCTGGTCGAGCGCAAGATCCGCACGACGTTCACGCAGCAGGGCAAAAACTGGGTGCCGAAGTCCGAGACCTACGTGGTCCCGTTCGTGGACTACGTGCCCATCTGGCGCTTCTACCCGGACATGAACGCCACGACGCTCGAGCAGTGCAAGTACGTGTACGAGCGGCACAACATGACCCGGGCCGACCTGGCCGAGCTCGCGCAGCGCAAGAGCTTTGATCGCGCCAAGATCGTCGCGTACCTGAAGGCGCACCCGGACGGCGAGATCAAGCTGCGCTACTACGACAACGAGCTGCGCATCATCGGCGAGCGCACAGCGAACCAGGGCAACAAGCAGAACCAGTACGAGGTGCTCGAGCGCTGGGGCTACATCGATGGCGCCAAGCTCAAGGGCGTGGGCGTCAAGGTCCCCGAGGATCGCATGCACGAGACGTTCTTCAGCAACGTCTGGCTGCTGCCCAACGGCGAAGTGATCAAGGCGGTGCTGCAGCCGATCAACGGCGTGACCTGGCCGTACCACCTGTACTACTTCGACAAGGACGAGACGTCGATCTTCGGCGAGGGCCTGGCCGCGGTGATGCGCGATGACCAGACCATGCTGAACGCCAGCGTGCGCATGATGCTCGACAACAGCGCGATCACCTCGGGCCCGATGCTCGAGGTCGCGCCGGGCCTGCTGTCCAACACGGATCGCATGGACGAGATGCACCCGTGGAAGATCTGGTTCCGCAACACGGCCCAGCCCGGCCAGCCGGCGGTGCGCTCGATCGAGCTGCCCTCGCGCCTGGGTGACCTGGCCGGCATGGCCGACCGCTTCGAGAACAACGCCGACGAGGTCACCGCGATCCCGCGCTACATGAGCGGCGAGAACGTGGGCGCCGGCGCGGCCGGCACCGCCTCGGGCATGTCGATGCTGATGGGCGCGGCCAACATCGTGATCAAGGACCTGATCACCGCCTGGGACGAGGGCGTGACCCGGCCATTCCTGACCGCGCTGTACCGCTGGAACATGCAGTTCCACAAGGACAACAGCATCAAGGGCGACTTCGACGTGAAGGCCCGCGGCACAGCCAGCCTGGTGGCCAAGGAGGTGAGGGCGCGGCAGCTCAACGAGTTCGCCAACCTCACCGCCAACGACCTCGACGCACCCTACATCAAGCGCGACAAGCTCAACCGCATGCGCGCCGAGGCCAACGAGCTGGGTGACGTGGTCAAGAGCGAGGACGAGGTCAAGGAAGAGATCAACAGCCCGCAGGCACGGATGCAGGCTGAACTCGCACAGGCCCAGGCTCAGCTCATGCTGCAGGAGGCCCAGGCCAAGGTCCAGAATATGATGGCCGACGCCGAGCTCGCACAGGCCAAGTCGCGCGAGACCCTGGCGCGCATCGACATGATTGTGGCCGAGGCGGTCAACAAGCGCGTCGAGGCGGTCTACGCTGCGCTGCAGGCCGGCGGTGTGGCCACCAGCAATCCGACCATCGCGCCGGCCGGCGACGAGATCCTGCGCAGCTCCGGCTGGCAGGACGCGACGCCGGACCCGTCGATCGCCCAGCTCAACGGTCCGCCCGTGCAGGACGACCAGGGCACGATGGTGCGCATGGGCGGCAACGAGCAGTTCGCCATCGAGCCGCGTGGCAACACCAGCCCGGCCGAGCCGGGCGTGCCGATGGATGCGCAGATGCAGATGAACGCGCCTCAGCCCGACCCCCAGGCCATGACCGGCATGGACGGCGTGCGCGGCGGCATTGAGACGCCGGAGGTGTGATGGAAGACGCAGGCATGGTCGCCATTCGCGAGCTGCAGAGCGCCTCCACTGCCGTGGCCGAGTTCCGCGGCGCCGACCCGCTTGTGCACATCGACAAGATGCTCTCGAGCCTGGCCGACGTCTACCGCGCGCAGCTGGCCGACGTCTCTGTCGATGAGCTGCAGCGCGTGCAGGCGCACCTGAAGCAGACGCTGGCCATTCGCGCAACGCTGCGCGGGCAGCAGCCCCTGCCGATAGTTTGATCTCAGCCCCCGGGCCAACGTGTAAGCGCGGCTTACAGGTTCGGCAAGGGACAGTGTGAGCCGGGCGACCGGCTGTTGGAAGCCGATCGAAAGGACAACATGGCAACCCAAGACCAGATGAAGGGCGAGCAAGACGAGTTCGCTGCCGCCTTCAACGAAGACAGCGCTCCCGCCAAGGAGATGAGCGAGGACGAGGCCTTTGGCCTGTCCGACCCTGCGCCTGCCGACCCCGTCGCCGAAGATGGCGCCGAGGGCCAGGCCGCGGACGTCGACATGGCCATCGTGATGGATGCCGACGAGGTCGAGAAGGCCTCCGGGGACGCCATGGCCAAGGACACCGCAGAGGCTGCCGCAGAGCCCGCAGGCGAGGCTGAGGTGGTCTCCGACGAGGGCGACGCCGCGGAGGTCAAGCCGCCCATGGTCGACATGGAAAAGGAAGTCCAGCGCCTGAAGAGCTGGGAGGGCCGACTCAAGGCCATGGAGGCCAAGCTCAAGGCCGCTGGCGCCGACCAGCCCGGCGAGCAGAAGGCCGCCGTGAGTGATGCCATCGAGCAGGCCGCCGACGCCGCCGACACGCCCGCCGACAGCGAGAACATCGAGCAGATCGCCGAGCAGGTCGAAGACGGCACGATCACGCCCCAGCAGGCAATGAAGCAACTGGCCGAGGACTTCGGCGAGGACTTCGTCAAGATGATCGAGGCGATCGCCGTAGCCAAGGCCAAGGAGGCCGGCTCGAGCGCGGCCAGCGAGAAGTTCGGCGAGCTCTCCAAGACCGTCGACGAGGTGATCGCCGACATCGTCGACACCAAGGCGCGCAGCCACTTCGAGCAGATCGCCGACCGCCACCCTGACTTCCAGGAGGTGGGTGCGAGCGAGGAGTTCAAGGCCTACATCGAGGCGCTGCCAGAGAACCAGAAGGGTCAGGCCATGGAGGTCATCTCCAGCGGCTCGGCCAAGCAGATCGTCAGGCTGCTGGACGGCTTCAAGAAGAGCGCCACCGCGGCGCCCGCCGAGGAGCTCACCGAAGCCGCTGGCGAGTCGATCGTCGACGCGGCGACCGAGGCGCAGATGGACGCCGCCGAAGGTGTGCGCAGCTCCGGCATGAAGCTGCCCGAGCAGCCCAAGTCGTCCAACTACGAAGACGCCTGGAACGACTACTGATCAAACGCCCGAGGCCTCTGCGCTGCACGCCTCGGCTTTCACCACACCGGCATTCGCTGTTTTCGAATCGCGAATGCCAACACCATGTGGAAGGCAGTCCACACGAGCTGCCTCACAGCCGGCGTAGCGGGGTGCGCCGGATACCAAACACCCAGCACCTGGAGCACGACAAACCAGTCGCGCATGAGAAGAGGACCCGGGACACGCTACGGCGCCCCAGCATGGGTTCTGCGTATCTGCACACGGCACACGGGACAGTCCACACGCTCCTCTCCGAGATGGCTGTGAAAACAGCAAATTTGACCCGCCATTAACGAAAGGAAATTCAAATGGCTCAGACCGCATACGGCGACATTTCGCCCCGTACCGCTGCCTACGCAGAGAAAGAACTGCTGAAGCGCGGCATCCCCTACCTGGTGCTGGAGAAGTTTGGCCAAGCCAAGGCCCTGCCTGAGGCCAGCACCAAGGTCATCAAGTTCCGCCGCTACAACGCGCTGCCGAACACCCCGACGACCCTGTCCGAAGGCGTGACGCCTGCCGGCCAGACGCTGGCGGTGACCGACGTGACGGCCACCCTCGCCCAGTACGGCGACAAGGTGACCATCACCGACGTGATCCTGGACACCCACGAGGACCCGACCCTGAACGAGTCGGTGGCCTTGCTGGGCGAGCAGGCGGCGCAGATGATCGAGAAGATGCGCTTCGGCGTGCTGAAGGCTGGCACGAACGTGCTGTACGCCAACGGCGCTGCCCGCAACGCCGTCAACACCGCGATCAGCATCACGCTGCAGCGCCGTGCTGTGCGTGCCCTGAAGCGCCAGAACGCGCGCTTCATCACCTCCGTCATCCGCTCGACGCCGTCCTTCGGCACCGAGAACGTGGCTCCTGGCTTCGTCGCCCTGATCCACCCGGACTGCGAGGCTGACGTGCGCGGCCTGACCGGCTTCGTGCCTGCTGAGAAGTACGGCACGATGACCCCGTGGGAGAACGAGCTCGGCAAGGTGGAGGACGTGCGCTACGTGTCCTCGACCATCTTCGAGCCGTTCGCCGACGCCGGCGGCGCCAAGGGCACCATGCTGTCCACGACCGGCACCAGCGCCGACGTGTACCCGGTGCTGTTCCTGGGCCGGGACGCTTACGGCATCGTCGCGCTGAAGGGCATGTTCGCCCTGACGCCGATGGTCGTGAACCCCAAGCCCAGCGACTCCGATCCGCTGGCCCAGCGTGGTCACGTCGCCTGGAAGGCGATGCAGACCTGCGTCATCCTGAATGACAGCTGGATGGTGCGCGGGGAAGTGGCCGCCACCGCCTGATCGTTGGCCGGGTAACACCGGCCTCGACTGGCAGCCCCCATTCGTGGGGGCTTTGCTTTTGGTGCTGCGAGAAATCGATCGCGACCAACCCGATGCCGGGGCGGGTAATCCCCGGCACCTTCTGTGAGGACCCATCAACATGAGCAACAACACGCAAGTGTCAGACATCGACAGCGCGCCGGAGTCTCCGGCGACCGCGCCCAAGGCCGTCGCCAAGCGCACGGCCAAGGTCGATGGCTTCGACGCCGCCCTGTCGGGCAAGAAGAAGACGATCACGATCCACACCTCCGAGTCCGAGGGCGGCCACGACGCCGTGCCCATCGGCATCAACGGCTACATGTACCAGGTGCCCCGCGGCATCCCGGTCGAGGTGCCGGAGGAGCTGGTGCACATCCTCGAGAACGCCAAGGTCACCACCTTCCATCCGACGAAGGAGCCCGGCGAGTTCGTGGAGCGCATCAACAATCGGTTCGCCTTCAGCGTTCACTGATCCGCCAACCTGAGGTAACACCATGGCCGCATCCACCCTCGTCAAGGACGTCCTTTACCGGGTGTCGTCGCAGCTGCACGACATCAGTCCGCAGTTCACGCGCTGGACCCAGCGCGAACTGGTCTCCTGGCTCAACGACGGCCAGAAGGCCATCGCCAAGTACATGCCGTCGTCCTGCTCGCGGGTGGATTCGGTCAAGCTCTCCCCTGGCACGCGCCAGTCGATCGAGACCATCCTGGCGGCCAACCTCATCACCGGCGACGGCTCCAACCCCGCGCAGGTTCTGGGGAACTACCTGCAGTCGGTGATCCGCAACATGGGCGCCAACGGCTCCACGCCGGGCAACGCCATCCGCATCGCCGACCGCGAGGTTCTGGACGTCAACACGCCCAACTGGCACACGGCCTCCGCCAACGCGGTGTCGCAGTACGTGTTCGACCCCCGTACCCCGAAGGTCTTCTACGTCTCGCCCGGCGTCCCCGCGTCGCCCAACGTGTGGGTTGAGCTCTCCTACCTGGCGAGCCCGGTCGAGATCAGCACCGGCGGCAGCTACGGCATGGACGGCGCGGACACCACCAAGATCTCGGTGGACGACCGCTACACCGACGACCTCGTCAACTACATCCTGGCCCGCGCCTACATGAAGGACGCCGAGTTCGCCAACAACGCCAACCAGGCGGCCGCAGCAACGCAGCTTTTCACGGGCAGCATCAACGCCCAGGTGGCCGCGCTGACCGGCGTCAACCCGAACCTGCGCAGCCTGCCGTTCAACCCGACGGTGCCCGTCAACCAGCCGCCGGCGCCCTAAGCCATGACGCCAACGCAGCTGCTGCCCTACCTTCTGCCGGAGGTGCCTGGGGTGCCGGATGCCCTGGCCACCCAGTCGATCATGCGGGCGGCCAACGACTTCTGCCGCGAGACCGGGGTCTGGAACGAGATCCAGGACCCGATCCCGGTCGAGGACGACGTCAACGAGTACGACCTGGTTGCGCCGGCCGGCGCCCAGGTGGTGACCGTCAAGTCCATCTGGATGGTCAACCGCGAGCTCGTGCCGGTCACCATGGAGCGGCTGCAGGAGCTGATCCCAAACTGGCAGGAGGCCAAGGGCTCTGACCCGGCCTACTACAACTGCCCGCAGGACTGGTCGACGGTTCGGGTCTACCCGATCCCGTTCGGGGCCAACGGTCAGACGATCACCATCCGCGCGCTGTACGCACCCAGCCAGTTCGGCGCCAACCTCCCTCAGTTCCTCGTCGACGTCTACCTCGACGAGATCCTGGCCGGCGCCAAGGCGCGCCTGATGCAGATGCCGGGCAAGGCCTGGAGCAATCCGCAGCTGGCCGCCTTCAACCAGGCCTTCTTCAACGAGGGCGTCACCAAGGCCAAGGTGTTCATCGCCCATGACAAGGTCGCAGGCAGCGTGCGCGTGCGGCCGGTGCGCTACGGCTACCGCTGAGCGCTTCGCCGTTGGGCCGCGCACAACGCGGCTTGACTGACCTTCTCGGCCCACACCACGGGCCGAGTCAACCGCCCGGCAACGGGCAACGCGCGCCCGCGCAACCATCCCAGCAATCCATCTTCACGGAGCTATCCCCATGAGCAAGTTTTCCAACTACACCGAGAACAACATCGTCCAGACGACGCTGCGCGGCGCCGCCTTCCCCGTGCCCGCCGGCGTGTATGTCGGCCTGTTCACGGCCGACCCGACGGACGCCAACGTGACCGCCAACGAGGTGCAGACCGCAGCCTGGCCGGCCTACGCTCGCCGCGACGCGGCTGACGGCGCAGCCATCTCCACCGGGTGGACAGCCTCAGCCGATGGTGTGTCGAGCAACGCCAAGAACATCACCTTCGCCGCCAACAACGGGGCCGGCTCTGTCACGGTGACGCACATCGGCCTGTACGACGCAGCCACCGGCGGCAACCTGCTGTACCACGCCGCCCTGACCTCCAGCAAGACCCTGCTGGTGGGTGACGTCCTGAGCTTCGGCATCGGCTCGATCACCGTCACTGTGGCCTAAGGCCTAGCGCAGGGGCGCGGGTGAACTTCTTCGGCATCAACGCCGGCGCGCTCAACGGCGGCGCGCTGGTTGCCGTCGTTGCTGCCGCGGCCGCGATCTCCTGCACCTCCTCGGTGTCGGCGAGCGCGACGCGGCAGCTTGACATCACCGCGCCCACAGTTGCCACCGCCAACGTCACGGCGGCGGCAACCGCCGTACGTCAAGCCACGTCTGAGATTGAGTGCTTCGCCAGCCTGGTGGCGGCGTCCTCCAACAGACAGTCTGCTGCGGCCAGTGCCGGAGGGTCGGCGACGGTCTCGGCGTTCCTGCTGCGCGGCGTCACGGCCACCTCCGACATCTTTGGCTCCGCAAGCGTCATCGCGATACCGGCGAGCACGCTTGCCGCCTCGAGCGTTTCCGGCGCGTCCTCGGTTGCGGCCAACGCGACCCGCATCCAGCCGGGGCGCGCCGACATCCCCGTCAGCGGAAACCTGGCGCCAACGACGGCGCCCTTGATCACGCGCTACGCGACCTCGCAGTCGACCTCGGGCACTGGGTTCCTGCGCGCCGAGCCAAAGGTCAACAACCAGTCCTTTGGATTCGCCGACCCGATTGGCTGGTGCGAGGTCACCGCCTCGGCCGTCAACTTCAAGCTGTCCGCTGCCGACGTTGGCTGCTCTTCCGCGGTCAGCGCCGTCGCCACCAGGCGCCAGCCTGGCAGTGCGGAGGGCCTCGGTGTCGGCATCGTCGTCACCGTCGAGGAGGCCACCTCCGTCGTCAACGCCTCCATCGCAGTCTCGATTGGCTCTGCTGCGGTGTCAGCCGCTCCCGTGTTGATCAAGGTGCCCGAAGCGGCTGCCAATGGGGTGGCCTCGGTGTCGGCGCTGGCGTGGCAGCGGTTTACTGCGACTGCGGACCTGTCGGGCGGCTCCAACCTTTCTGCCAGCGCGCTTCGCACTGCGTCCGTTGATGTGGTCTTCGACGGATCTGCGTCGGTCAGCGCCTCCGCTGTGCGCTCCGTTGTGTCGGCTGCCAGCATTCAGGCGTCCGGCGCCGTGGTGGCCGCGACCCCCTGGGTTAGGACCCAAGGCCAGGCCCAGGTGGCTGGATCCGGCTCCGCTGCAGCGACAGCTGTCCGCAGCGTGCTGGCCCAGGCGTCCGCCGGCGGCACCAGCAACGTCTCCTCCAGTGCGCTTGCTGCGCGCATGGTTGAAGCAACCATCTCCGGGGCCGCCAATGCCGTGGCCGCCGCCGTCCGCGTTCAGAACCCAATCGCCTCGCCAGTCGGCAGCGCGTCGGTCTCCGCCATGGCGACTCGAGTCGCGCAGCCGGTTGCCCAGGTGCCCGCCTCGTCGTCGACCACTGCGCTCGCAGTTCGCAACCTGATCGCTGCAGCCTCGTGCGCAAGCTCGTGCTCCGTCCAGGCGGCGCCTTGGCGCGTCACGCTTGGCGCAGCTGATATCAGCGCGTCTTCCGACGTCACCTCGAGCATCACCTACCTGCACATGTCCTCGGCTGAAGTCCTGGGCGGCTCTGCCGTCTCGGCATCAGGCTTGCGCTCTGCCATGGCTGCCGCAGCAATGCCCGCCAGCGGTGAGCTTGAGGCGTTCGCGACCCGCGTACTCATCGGCCAGGGCGACATCACCGGAACATCCGAAGTTCAGGCCGACAGCTTCGGAAATCCGTTCTCCTTTGATCCGCCCGAGCGAACCTTTGTGCGCCCGGCCGGCCAGTTCGAGTTCCTCAAGCCTGCCATTCAAACCGAATTCAGGAGAGCCGCATGAAGCTCGGCACAGTGACTCAGCAGCCCACCGAGCGGCTGTCCTACACCATCGACTACACCGACGTCCTGCCAAGCGGCGACAACGTGGACATCGCGGCAGCCTCCGTTTCTCCCGCCGGCTTGACCGTGGAGAACGTGAGCCCAATCGATCCGCGGGTGAGGTTCTGGGTTACGGGCGGCACCAGCGGCGCCACCTACAAGGTCACGGTGACCATGACGAGTGCGGACGGCCGAGTCTTTCAAGATGAGCTGACGTTCAAGATCAAGGAACTTTGAGATGCCCCAACTCCTGAAGAACAACGTCACCGGCGCACTGAGCGCCGGGATCGGCCCCACGGCCACCGGCATGACGCTGGTTGACGCGAGCTCGTTCCCTGACCCAGGCGCCGACTACTATCTCGCCACCCTGGTGGGCCTGAATGGCAACGGCCTGGAGTCGTCGTGGGAAATCGTTCGCGTCACGGCCAAGGCGTCGAACACGCTGACGATTGTGCGCGGCCAAGAGAGCACTGTCGCGCAGTCCTGGCCTGGCGCCACGACCGTGCAGATGCGGCTCACTGCGGCCTCCGTGCCCACCAAGGACGAGTTCACGACGCACGCAAGCAGCACCAGCAACCCGCACTCCGTGACCAAGGCCCAGGTCGGCCTTGGCAACGTCGAGAACACCGCCCTGTCGACCTGGTCCGGCTCGGGTAACCTGACCACCGTCGGCACGGTTGCGTCCGGCGTGTGGCAGGCGTCCGCGGTGGGCATCGCCTACGGCGGCACCGGCGCGACCACCAAGGCGGCCGGGTTCAATGCCTTGTCCCCCGCGACGACCCTCGGCGACCTGATCTTCGGGGATGGCGCCAACTCCAATGCGCGGCTCGCCGGCAACACCGCGGCCAGCCGGCGCTTCCTGCGCCAGACGGGCACCGGGACGGTCTCTGCGGCGCCCGCGTGGGACGCACTCGTGGACGGCGACATTCCGTCGGCACTGACCGGGAAGACGTACAACGCGCTGACGCTTGGCGCGAATGCCGTCGGCTTCAGCATCTCCGGGGGCGTGACCAGCAAGACCTTCACGGTCAACAACTCCATCACCCTCAATGGCACGGATGGCACGACGATCACGCTGCCGTCCACTACCGGCACGGTGGCCCTGAACAGCCAGACGTTCTTCCTCGGCACCACCTCCGTCGCGATCAATCGCGCCAGCGCGGCAATCTCGCTGGCCGGCGTCAGCATCGACGGGTCGGCCGGAAGCGCCACGACCGCAACGACATCCACCCACCTGGCGTCCGGCGTGCTCGGCTCCCTGCCGTACCAGTCGGCCGCGGCGACCACTGCGCTGCTTGCCCCCAACACGACGGCCACGCGCAACTTCCTGCGCATGACGGGCACCGGCTCGGCCGGCGCGGCGCCGGCATGGGACGCGGTCACCAAGACCGACGTGGGCCTGTCCAACGTGGAAAACACCGCGCTGTCCACCTGGGCGGGGTCGGTAAACATCACGACGCTGGGTACGATCGCGTCGGGCACCTGGAATGGCACGGCCATCAGCATCGCCCGAGGCGGCACCGGGCAGACCACGGCGCTCGCCGCGTTCGACGCGCTGTCTCCGGCCACGACCCTGGGCGACCTGATCTATCACGACGGCACCGACAACGTCAGGCTGGCGGGATCGACGGCCAACGGCAGGAGATTCCTGCGCCAGACCGGCACGGGCACCATCTCCGCAGTCCCGGCCTGGGATGCGCTGACCGATGGGGACATCCCGTCGACGCTGACAGGCAAGACCTACAACGGACTGACGCTCACCGCCGCCGCAACAGGCTTCACGCTGGCCGGCGGAACGACCTCGAAGACCCTCACGGTCAACAACTCGCTGACACTGTCCGGCACCGACGCAAGCGCACTGAACATCGGCGCGGGCGGCGCCCTGGGCAGTGCGGCCTTCACTGCCTCGACGGCCTACGCGCCAGCGGCCGGCTCCAGCAGTATCACCACGGTCGGCACGTTGACCAGCAACCTGACGATCGCCAACGGCACAGACTCCCGCGTCAACCTTCAAGTCAGCGGCGTGACCGAGGGCATCCTGACGGCCAGCTCGACCAACGTGCGCTTGTCTTCAGCCAACGCGATCCCAATCACGATTGGCACCAATGGCGTGACTCGCCTGACTTTCACGGGCACCGGGTTCATCACCACGGGCGCATCCGAGTACGTGGGCATCGGTCAGCAGGCGGGCACCAACAACGGCCTGCGCGTGGCGCGCAATCTCGAGAACGACACGACGGCTCATGGCGTGGTCTCGGACGGAACTTTTCAGTCTGGCGTTACCGGCACCGGGACTGCGTACCGATCTGTGCTGCGCACGCAGGCCGCCTCCTTCACGATGGCGAATGCAATCCACTACCAGGCCGCCCAGGCAGCGCTTGGTGCGGGCAGCGCAGTCACGACGCAGTCGGGCTTTACGGCGGACAGCTCACTGACTGGGGCCACAAGCAACTACGGCTTTCGCGGCTCTATCCCCACCGGCGCCGGCCGCTGGAACCTGTTCATGGACGGCACTGCTGCCAACTTCTTGGCTGGCAACCTGATCGTTAACGCGCCCCTGGGCTTTGGCGCATCCGGCTCTCCGAGCTACGGAACTGCTGGCCAGGCGCTGGTGTCGGGCGGGTCTGGCGCGGCCCCGACTTGGGGAGATGTGGTCACGCCAGCGGGAACGCAGGCGCTGACCGGCAAGACCTACAACGGACTCAGCCTGACCGCCAATGCGACCGGCTTCCAGGTCTCGGGCGGCACGACCGCCAAGACCCTGGTGGTCAGCAACAACCTGACGCTTGCCGGCACCGATGGATCGACGCTGAACATCGGTGGCGGCGGGACGTTGGGCACGGGCGCCTACGCCACCATTGCCGGCTACGCCCTCCTGGCCTCGCCGACATTTACGGGGACACCGGCGGCGCCCACGGCGGCGGTGGATACCAGCACCACCCAGATCGCCACGACCGCCTACGTTGTCGGCCAGGGATACCTGAAGTCCGCGACCGCCGCGACCACCTACTTGCCGCTGACGGGCGGGGCGGTGACGGGGACTCTCTCGGCGGCAAAGATCACCCCAACCGGCGGCACCGCCACGGGCAATGGGATGTACCTGCCGGCGGCAGACACGCTGGCATGGAGCACAAACAGTACAGAGCGCCTGCGTCTCGGCGCCTCCGGTGGGTTTGATGTCTCCACCGGCCTGCGCGAGGCCAGGGTTGCGATGGGGGCCAGCGACATCGACGTCAGGGCCGGCAACTACTTCACCCGCACCATCAGCGGCGCGACCACGCTCACCGTCAGCAACGTGCCCACGTCCGGCACGGCGGCGAGCTTCATCCTCGACCTGACCAACGGCGGCAGCGCCACGATCACATGGTGGTCTGGCATGAAGTGGGCGGGAGGTACGGCGCCGACTTTGACAGCGGCAGGCCGCGATGTGCTGGGCTTTTTCACGCACGACGGCGGGGCGACGTGGTCCGGCCTGCTGCTTGGAAAGGACGTCAAGTGAGCGCCAGAAGTATTTTGATGGCGGTTACGCCGTCTGCGCTACCTCCGCCGCCTTCGACGTCTCCTTGGACCTACCGGGATGGGCTTTCTAAGCGCCTATCTGAGTTTGGCTTTTACCAAGCCAACGCCGTCGCTTATGGGGATGGAAAATACTGCATTGTTGGAGAGTCGGGCAGATGCGCCACAAGCTCAGACGGGGTGACGTGGACATTTCAGGCAGGCCTATCCAGCTCCGTGAACTACGTCTTTTCCGCGCAAGAGGAGCCTATTTATGGCATTGCCTGGAATGGAACGCGTTTTTGTGCAGTTGGTCAATCAGGGGCTTGTGCAACCAGCTTAAACGGACAAAATTGGTCGCCAAACTTCAACCTATCCGCGACTTCGTGGGGCGCAAAAATCGGCACATCTATCGCATGGAATGGCTCTGTATTTTGTGTTGTTGGCTCCAGTGGAGGCGTCGCCACTAGCCCTGATGGGCTTGCGTGGACATACAGGTCGGGCCTTAGCTCTACAGCTTGGGGGACGACATCTGCCGCAGGCATTGTCTGGACGGGCTCTCAGTTTTGCGTGGTAGGTCTTTCTGGTGCTGTTGCCACAAGCCCAGACGGTATTACATGGACATACAGGTCGGGCCTAAGCTCCACGGCTTGGGGGACGCTGAATTGTTCTAGTCTTGCCTGGAGCGGCTCGGTTTTGTGCGTCGTTGGTAGCAATGGTATAGCCGCAAGCGTTGCCACCAGCTCAGATGGAATAACTTGGACATTTCAGTCTGGTTTAGGCTCGACATCTTGGGCTGGACGGGCATGCAACGCAATCACCTGGGGTGGGTCGTTGTTTTGCGTCACGGGCTCCAATGGTTGCGCTGCTACCAGCCCAGATGGCGTTACATGGACATTTGTAACTACCCCGTCGGGGTGGGACTCAGCATTTGGCTCTGCTGGATCGGCGCTTTGCATTGTCTACGCCGGGGGTCAGTTTTGCATAGCGGGCAGCAACGGTGCGGTTGCCACAAGTCCAGATGGCTCAACATGGACGTACCGGGACGGACTTTCTAAAGCGCAATCTGTCTTCGGAACAGGCACCTCGATCCCCCGAGTAGCTTGGAGTGGGTCTCAATTTTGTGCAGTCGGCGGCTCGGGCGCTGGTGGATTTGCTAGAGCGGCAACGAGTCCAGACGGAATCAACTGGACCTATCGCTCTGGATTGTTGGCGTCTGGTCTTTTTTCCGCCAGGGGAGTGGTTTATGGCGCCTCTGTATTTTGTGCGATATCCAACTCTGGCCTTAGCGCCACAAGTGCAGACGGAATAAATTGGTCTTTGTCATCTTCTTTGTCGTCTGGCGGAATAGGCACCACAAACGCAATTTTGTGGAACGGCTCACAGTTCCTTGTCGGCGCAAACTTTGGATATGTCGCCACCAGCCCGGACGGCGTCAACTGGACTGTTCGCGCCTCGCTTCGTTCAACAACGTGGGGAACGTCCTCCGCTGTGACGTCTATTGCGTGGAGCGGGTCGCAGTATTGCGTTGGAGGCGCCGCTGGCAGAATTGCCACTAGCTCAGATGGCATCACCTGGACATACCAGGGCGGCCTGCGATCCACGTCGTGGGGCACGACAGCGCAAGTAAACGCTATTGCCTGGAATGGCTCCCAATTCTGTGCTGTAGGCAGCAGCAATCGCGTAGCCACCAGCCCAGACGGCGTTACATGGACAGACAGGTCGTCCAGTCTAGTCTTTGCGGGATGGACTTCTGCGAGCAGCGTTAGTGCAGTCGTATGGACGGGTTCAGAGTTCGTGATCGGCGGCAATGGCGCCCATATTGCAACCAGCCCAGACGGCGTTACATGGACGCTTAACAACAGTCTTCGCAATTTGTCTTCGTGGGGTGTAACGATCCCCGTGTCCATTCTCGCAAGAGGCGCCGGCTCCGAAGTGTTGGCAATTGGTTTTCGTGGTGCTCTTGCAGTAAACTGAGGTTAAAAATGCACGCCAGAATTAAAAACGGCCAAGTGGTCGAGTACCCGATTGTGAATCTTCGTCAGCGCCTATCAGGCGCGAGCTTGCCGGAGGATTTGTCAAATGACGCCGCGCTACCGGATGGGTACGTTTACGTCTCTTCCTCCGCTCCGCCTTTTTACAACTCACTAACGCAGAAGCTCTCTCAAGCGCAGCCCGTGAAGGTGGGCTCGGGATGGGTCTGCTCTTGGTTGATTGAGCCTCTGAGCGCGCAAGAGGTCTCGACTCGCTTGGATTCTATGTCGTCGGATGTTCGCCAGACGCGAAATGAAATGCTTACTGCCTGCGACTGGACCCAGGTCGCCGATGCCCCAGTGAACAAGGCGGCGTGGGCCGCATACCGGCAGGCGCTTCGAGACGTTACGTCGCAGCCCGGTTTTCCGTTCAACGTCTCGTGGCCTCAAGAGCCCACTGCATAGATTCAAGCATGACCACCACCCAACTCATCGCCGCCGCCCTGCGCTCGCGCACCGTCTGGTTTGCGATCATCCTGGCGGTGCTGTCCGTCCTTCAGGGCTTCGTCCTGCACCTCCCTATTCCCCCCTGGGGCCAGGCGGCGGTTGGCAGCGCGATTGCTGCTGCCATCGTGGTGCTGCGGGCCATCACGACCCAGCCGCTTGCGGCGAAGTAGCCGTCATCGGTCAACAATCACCCTACGGCGACAAGGACGCCACCAGCAACACAGGAGCACATGATGGACGAGCAACAGATCGAGGCCCTTCTGGAGCGGGGCACCAAGAAAGGCGCCATAGGAACCATCGGCCTCGTTGCCGCCGCGCTGCTGCTCGCAAGCGCCGCGCACGCGGCCGTCGTCGCCGTTGCGCAGCAGGGCCAGCATCGCCTCGAGCTGCACGATCAGGCGGGGCACTGCTTGGGCGAAGCGCGGCTCGCTGTCTACGCCGATGACAAGCAGCGTATTCCCGGGTGCTGGCTGGTGCGCGCCGAGGGGGTCAGCATCGCCTTCCTGGACGGCGATCACATCGTTGTGCCGGCCGCGGCTTTCCGCAAGCCGTCGCAACTCTAGTCGCCCCTGTTAACCCGACAACATTTGGTTGCGCGCGCGGCCGCGGCCGCTACAATGGGTGCTCCCTGTCGTTTTCACTCAACCCAGAAGGAGTGCCCGTGAAATGACCGTTCAAGTCGTTCTCGAAGTTCACGAAGTGAACACCGTCCTCGAGGGCCTAGCCCGAGTCCAGGACAACGCCGCGCGCATCCAGAACCTGGTGCGCAACCAGGTGGGCCAGCAGCTGCAGGCCGCCGCCGAGCCGGTGGTCCAGGCCGCCGAGCAGAAGGCCGCAGAGCCGGCCAGCCCAGGAGCCTGAGGGCGCCCCTCGCACCAAGCCCGCTTCGGCGGGCTTTTTCTTGACTGGTCGGCAAGAAGTGCCGGCAGAAAGCAGCACATGAAGCCAGCCACCACCGACGTCGAGTTCATGGAGTGCTTCAAGAAGCACGGCAGTCCACAGGCGGTTGCCATTGAGCTCGGTGTCCATGTGCGCAACGTGCACGCCCGACGCCGATACATCGAGAACCGCTACGGCGTGAACTTGGTGGCCTGGCGCGACCCGCGCGCTACCAGCACGGTAGTGCCCGCTAACCGTCACCGCCTGGAGACCTCGCTGGCCAACGGAGTGGCCATCGTGTTCAGTGACGCCCACTACTGGCCCGGCGAGCCGACCACGGCCCACCTTGCCCTGCTCGAGCTGTGCAAGTCGCTCAAGCCCAAGACGGTGATCGCCAACGGCGACATCTACGACGGCGCGCGCATCAGCCGTCACGAGCCGATGTACACCGGCTCCATGAGCCTGCCGTCCGCGCAGAATGAGCTCGACGCTGTGCGCGAGCGCATGGCGGAGGTCGAGAAGGCCAGCAAGGGCGCGGAGCGCTTCTGGACCATTGGCAACCACGACTCGCGGCTGCACCGCTACATCGCGGTCAACGCGCCCGAGCTCTCCAACATGCCGGGCTTGACGCTGTGGGACTACTTCCGCGGCTGGGAGCACGGCTGGTCGCTGATGGTCAACAGCGACGTGATGGTCAAGCACCGCTACCACAACGGCATCCATGCCGCCTACAACAACACGCTCAAGTCCGGGACCTCGATCGTCACCGGGCACCTGCACCGCCTGTGCATCACACCCTGGGGCGACTACCGCGGCCGCCGCTACGGGGTCGACACCGGCACGCTGTCCGACCCGGGCGGCGACCAGTACACCTACCTCGAGGGCAACCCGACGCCGTGGTGCAGCGGCTTCGCTGTGCTGACGTTCGAGAGCGGCCGCCTGCTGCCGCCGGAGCTGTGCGAGGTCATTGCCGGCCACGCCTACTTCCGTGGTCAGCGCGTGCTCTGAACCCACCACCCAAGGTCCGCAATGACGCTTCTCTCCGTCAAGGCCTTCAATGGCCTGAAGCCGGTCATCAAGCCGCACCGCCTCGCCGACAGCGACGCGCAGGTCGCGCAGAACGTGAAGCTGATCTCTGGGTCGCTCGAGCCGCTGCGCGCGACGACGATCCTCAAGCCGGCAACCCTGATCTCTCCCAAGACCATCTACCGCTACGGCACCGGGGCGAACGAGGCCAACTACTGGCTGGAGTTCGGCAACGACACGGACGTCATGCGCTCGCCGATCCCCGACGACCAGTGGGACAGGTTGTACTGGGCCGACGGGCTTTCGTCCCCGAGGTACGCGCCGAACTCGCTCATCATCTCCGGCAGCACCTACCCCGGCGCCCACTACCAGCTTGGGCTGCCGGCGCCGTCCGCGCCAGCGATCACCGGGCACGGCACCGCAGGCACTGGCGTGACGCCGGAAAGCCGCACGTACGTCATCACCTACGTCTCCGCGTACGGCGAGGAGGGGCCGCCGTCTGGTCCATCCCCTGTGGTCGCGCTCGATCCGGGCGCCGCGGTCACGGTGTCGATGCCGTCGGCACCGTCGGGCAACTACAACATCACCCTCAAGCGCATCTACCGCTCGTCCACCGTCGGCAACACGGCGCAGTTTCAGTACGTGGCCGAAGTGCCCGTGGCTCAGTCCAGCTACATCGACACCGTGGCTCAGGCGAACCTGGGCGAGTTGCTACCCAGCGAAGGTTGGGAGGCGCCCCCGGCCGGCCTCAAGGGCCTGCGCGCGATGGCCAACGGGGCCGCCGTCGGCTTTGCTGGGCGCACGGTGTACTTCAGTGAGCCCAACCTGCCACACGCTTGGCCTCACAAGTACACCATCGACTTCGACATCGTGGGCATCGCCACCTACGGCCAGACCGTTGCCGTGCTCACCACCGCCTACCCCTTCCTGCTGCAGGGCGCGGACCCGGCCGCAATGACGCCCACCAGGCTCGAGGTGCCGCAGGCGTGCTCGTCCAAGCGCTCGATCATCGAGACCGGCGACGGCGTGCTCTATGCCTCGCCCGATGGCTACGTCTCGCTTGGCTCCGGCGTGGACGTCATCACCAAGAGCCTGTTCTCTCGCGAGCAGTGGCAGGCCTACACGCCTGCGTCCATGGACGCCTACCTCTACAACGGTCGCGTCCACATCGTCCACGCCAGCGGTATGCTGGTCCTCGATCTGACCGGCCAGGGTGCCGTCCTCACGACCTCCAACCTGAATGCCGCCTCGGCGTTCTCTGGTGGGTACTACGACCCGTCCACCGACACGCTGTACGTGGCGCAGGGCAACAGCATTGCGCGCTTCGATCGGGGCAGCCCGCTGACGGCCACCTGGCGCAGCAAGCTGTTCCGCCTGCCGTGGGCCCAGAGCATGGCCGTGGGGCAGGTGATCGCGGCAAGCTACCCGGTGACCATTCGGGTGTATGCCAACGGCCAGCTCAGGGCCTCACAGGTCGTCACAGGCGACCAGCACTTCACGCTGCCCGGCGGTTTCCGCGCCCGAGACTGGGAAATCGAGGTCGAGGCGTCCGTGGAGGTATCTGAGGTCAACCTTGCCACCAGCGCGGCGGAGCTCAAGGCGACATGAATCGAGAGACCCTGGTTCCGGCCATCCCGGACATTCGGGGCGACAACCTCAAGGATGTCGTCCTGGCCATCAAGTCGACCCTCGACGTGCGCGAGGGTCGCGTTGGCGACGCGCTGGACCAGCTCGTCACGCTTCGCGATCTCGTCGACATCGGCGCCCTCAGCGCGAGCGGCACATCGGCCCTCACCAGCGGAGCAAGGGTTCCAGTCACGGTGCCGACGAACGTCGATGGCTACGACCCCACCAGGGACTACACCCCCCCTCCCGCGCCCACCGGCCTGTCCGCCAGCGCTGGGCTCAGCAGCGTCTACCTCTCGTGGGATGGCGCGCCGTACCGCAACCACTCGTACACCGAGATCTGGAGGGCTGAGTCCGCGTCCCTCGGGGATGCGGCCAGGATCGGAACCACCCTCAGCAATGTCTATGCGGACTCGGTCTCTCCGGGCACCACGCACCACTACTGGATTCGGTTTGTCTCGAGCGCCGACGTTGCCGGCCCATACAGCCAGTCCGGCGGCGTCAGTGCGACCACGCCGCTCGCCGTGGACTACATGCTCGAGACCCTCTCCGGCCAGATCACGGAAACCCAGCTGTACTCCTCGCTTGGCGCCCGCATCGACCTGATCGATGGGCCGGCAACGCTGACGAACAGCGTCTCCAGCAGGATTCTTGCCGAATCGATTGCTCGCTCGGATGCCGATGACGCCATTGCGTTGTCGGTCTCTCAAGTGCAGGCCCGCCTGGACACTGGCGACTACTCTGCCGTCAAGGTCGAAAGCAGCGCCACCGCAGGCAAGGTCACAGGCCTCGAGGCCCAGTACAGCGTCAAGGTCGACGTCAACGGGCACGTCTCCGGCTTCGGCCTTGCGAGCACCTTGGCCAACGGAGCGCCCACGTCGGCGTTCATTGTGCGCGCCGACCGCTTCGCGATCGCCGGCGCCAACGACACGAATGACCCGCTGGGCACGCTCAGCCCGTCTCGACAGCCGTTCGTTGTCACCACCACGCAGACCACGATCAACGGCAAGGTCTACCCGGCGGGCACATGGATCGACACCGCGTTCATCGCCAATGCCACGATCGCCAGCGCACAGATCGGCAGTCTGACTGCCGACAAGATCACCGCCGGCTCCGTGAGCGCCGCGCTCGGCCTGACCACCGGCAAGCTCTGGGGCGGCGTGGCCGTCAGCAGCGACACCGCGAACGGCACCTTCGGCCAGCTGCTGCAGCCCTTTGCGTCGGCCAACTTCGGCACCGGATTCTTCCTGGGCGCCGACGCCGGAGCGTACAAGTTCTACGTGGGATCGCCCACGCAGAACATGAACTGGAACGGCATCGCGCTGAATGTTACCGGCAACATCAACGCGACCTCCGGCACCTTCCGCAACATCACCGTCTACGGCGCCAACGACAGCGTCCTCCTGTCTTCTGGGGGCGTGCCGTCGACGGCGGTCACGGGCCTCGGCGCACTCGCAACGCAGAACACGGTCGCGACCGGCCAGGTGACCGGCCTGGGCGGCTTTGCCACCATCAACCAGATCAATACCGGCAACGTCAGCACGTACATCGCCGCCGGAGCGATTGGCAATGCCTACATCGGCGACTTCATTCAGTCTTCAAACTTCAATGGAGTCATTGGCGCAGGCGGCGTAATCAGCTCAAGCGGGACCTCCGGCTGGGCCATTGGCAAGGGCGGCAAAGCCGTCTTTCAGGACGCCGTCCTGCGGGGGTCGCTTGTTGGCGGGGCGTACACGGGCTACTCGTGGGTCAACGGGCACGGCTTCTACATCGGCCCTTCAGGACTTCTTCTCGGGAACTACTTCTCCGGGATGTTCCTTCAGTACGACTCATCCGGCGGCACGCTGAACATCTCCGACAAGTTCACCGTCAGCAGCACCGGGGAAGTTGTTGCGGACTTGATCGACATTCGGCGCAGAAAGGTTCTGGAGTCTGGAGCTCTTGACTCAACCTCCGTCATCGCTGGAGGGTACGGCGGCTACGACTCCAAGGGCGGCTCATACTTCACACCATTCGCGGTTGGCACGATCTTCACCGGGTCCATCTATGAGACCGTCGAAACCAACATCTACAACTACGACATTCTGAGCGCGACGGCAAACCAGCCGTATTACGTTGCCTGCAGCTTCACCGGGTCACAATTTCGCGAATGGTCTGGGGCCAATGGGTCCACATTCCAGCTCATGCTTGTGGGCCAGGCTTCGATCTACCGCACGTACTCCAACAGCGGATCGTTCCCCAACGACTTTCGTGTGGTGCTCAAGTTCGACTACAAGATCAAGCTGGTGTCGGGCTCTTTCACGTCATTCAGGGTCCCTCTAATCTCATGGTCACTGTACAAGCTGTGATGCTGCCAACCATTGACGGCGACTCCTTCCATCGCGGCTACATCGCCGCCGAGGCAGTTGATCCGGCCGGCCGCGATCGCGTGGTCACTGTGCCGCTGCCAAGCGCTCCGCTCGCCGACCTCGAGCGGTGGAGGTGGATCTCTGGCCGGTGGGTTGCGACGCCCGACTACCGCGGTCACGCCTGGTACAACCCGGCCAACACGGACGAGGTTTTCCGCGCCTCTCGTTTCGACGAGGCGCCGCCAGCGGGGTGGGTGCGCTGGCTCCCGGGGACCAGTCGAACCGTTGGTCAAGCGGAGGCTGTCCGCAAGAAGTGGATCGAGGTGCGCAAGCTGCGCGAATCACTCCTTGCTGAGTCCGACTGGATTGTTGCCCGGTCATCGGAGCGGGGGCAGCCAACTCCAAGCGAATGGGTTGAGTACCGCCAGGCGCTGCGCGACATCACCGCTCAGGGCCCCGACCCCTTCAGCCTCACCTGGCCCACCAAACCGGGCTCGGCCCTCGGTGCGGCCAGCTCTCCGGGGAGACTGTGATGGTCTACTTGCGGCTCGTTGACCAGTCGACCGACGTTGATTACAGCGTCTTCCGCGTGGCGGGCCTGTACATCACGCGAACCATCTTTGCGCCCGGCATGTGGCAAACCATGAACTTCCCCGAGGATGTGCGCTTCTGCGACCTCGCCTCAAAGCACTTTCAGCCGGCCGGCGTCTTCGCCAACACGGACGGAATCCTTCCAGACCGCATGCCCGGCTGGATGTCTTGCGATGACAAGCTGCTGGTGAAGGCGGGTTCGTACAGGAGGCAGGCCCTGACCCTGACCGAGGTCTGGTGTGTCAGCTCCGATGGTCGGGCGTCGGACACCTCCCACGTCACAGTCAGGCGTCTGGGCCCAGGGCAGTCAACGCCATTGACCCCCGGCAGCAACTTGTTCGTGGCCCGAGGATCGTGCTCGGCCGGCGGCGAACGATTGAGCCCGGGCCGCCTTTACGAAGTGGAGTCGGCTGGGCTGTCGGTGCAGGCGGAGGCAGAGACGTACGTCCTGCTGTGGCGGCGCGGGGCCAACAATACGTTGGCCAACAAGCAATAACCGACGGCCCCTCCCAGCGTCGCGTAGCACACCCCAAAAAAAGAGTCAACATTCTGTTGCGTGGCTGGTAAAATCGGGCCCGCCAGAAAGGGGGTGGCCATGCCGCAGCTTGAGGTGTTCAGACAGACGCTCGCCGCCAAGCTGGGTCGCGTGCTGCTGCCTGAGGACGCTGCCGAGATCGAGGCCGCCTTCTTCGCCGAGCCCGACTGCACGCACGAGCCAAGCAAGTTCGGCCAGCTGGTGGGCGATGGCTACACCATCCAGGTTGAGCGCTTTGCCGACATCCTGCCCGAGATGCACGAGCTGCACGTCGAGCACTGGCTGGAGACCGAGAAGCACCGTCACGGCCTCGCCCTGAACCCCGACTACGACGCCGTGATCGCGCGCGAGCGCGCCGGCAACCTCATTCAGTTCACCATCCGCAGCGCGAGCGGAGAGCTGATCGGCAACCTGCGCATGCTCATCGCGCTGAGCATCCACACCCAGACCCGCTACGCCTGCGAGGACACCCTTTTCATCAGGCCCGCGCATCGCGGCGGATTCCGCGTCATGGCCTTGATGCGCTTTGCTGAGCAGTCGCTCCTGGCCCTCGGCATTCGCGAGATCCGGGTCAACAGCAAGCTCGTCAACCGGGCTGACGTTCTGATGCGGCGCCTGGGCTACGAGCCCGTGGCGCTGGAATTCGTGAAGATCTTCAGGGACTGAACTATGTGCTCCGACGCCCCCGACACCAGCGGCATGAATGCCGCAGCCCAAGCAAACGCCGAGATCGCCAAGGAGGCGCTCGACTTCTACAAGGGCATCTACGCCAGCGACATCCGCCCGGCGCAAGAAAAGCAGCAGAGGCTCGCCGACCAGTTGGTGGGTGACTACCTCGACACCTCGAAGCGGCAGAGGGACTTCGCCAACGAGCAGAACGCCTACTACAAGGAGACGTTCCAGCCGGTCGAGCGCAAGATGGTGAGCGACGCGATGGAGTACGACTCCGACGCCAACATCAATCGCGTGTCCGGCGAGGCGGCGGCCAAGGTCAACCAGGAGTTCGACAATTCTCTCGGCCGGAGTGCGCGCATGGCCGGTCGCTACGGCCTCACCTCCACCGCCTTCTCGGGCCCCGCTGGCGCCGCCGAGCGCGCCCGGGCCGTGGCTGCTGCCGGCGCGGCCACTGGCGCCGCCACCGTGACCCGCGACAAGGGCATTGCACTGCGCGCCGGAGTATCGAACTTCGGTCGCAACATGCCCAACACGGCGTCGACCTTCTACGCCGGCAGCAACGCCTCGAGCGGGGCCGCCTTCGGCACCGGCCAGACGACGATGAGCAGCATCGGCCAGAACGCGGCGGTCGTCGGCCAGGCCTTCAACACCGCCATCTCCGGCAACAACAGCGCCGGTGGCTTGTATGGACAGGTCGCGCAGATCGAGGGCAGAGACAACGGCGTGTTCGGAGCGCTGGGCGGCATCGCCGGCCAGTTTGCGGGCAGCCAAGCCGGGTCCAGCATGATCGCATCCGGGCTGAAGGCATTGCCGTTCCTCTCCGACGTGAACGCCAAGACCGACATCAGGCCGGTCACCGACGCTGAGGCACTTGCGGCCGTCAAGGCGACGCCCATCTCGCGCTGGAGCTACAAGGGAGGCCTGGGCGACAGCGCCCGCCACATCGGCCCCATGGCGCAAGACGTCAACCGCACGATGGGCGAAGACGCGGCGCCTGGCGGAACCTCCCTTGACCCAATCACGATGAACGGCATCAACATGGCCGCCACCGCCGCGCTCGCGCGCAAGGTGGAGCGCCTTGAGCGGGCCCTGGAAGGAGCGCGAGCATGAGCAAACTGGCATCGTTCGCCGCCGGATTCGGTGGCGGCTACCTCAAGGCCCGGGACAAAGAGTACGAGCGCGAGCGCCAGGAGAAGGCCGACGCGCGCCAGGCCAAGCTCGACGACATGCAGACCGAGCTGCACCAGGCCAACATGGCGCGCCTTAGCGCTGAGCAGCGCGACCGCAGCAACAAGGAGGCCGTCGACAGGGCCATCACCGAGGGCATGAGCGCGGGAACGGTGCAGGACGCTGGTGCAGTGCGCTACACCGGCGCCGACGGCGCGCAGAGGACCGCCTACCAGCCGGACCTGAAGACCGCCGAGTTCGCGGCCGAGCAGCAGCGCCTCGAGGAAGGCCAGAGCCCGGCCCCACCGGCGACGCCGAGTGCGCCCCAGGCCGAGCAGGCCGCCTCAGTGCGCACACTCGATGGCGCCCGGCGCTTGTTTAGTGGCCTCACCGCGGCCGCGGACGCCAAGAAGTTCGTCGACGAGAACCCGGTCACGCCCTACGCCAAGTTCATGGCGATGTCGGAAAAGCTGAGCACCATGGCCGGCGGGCAAGAGAGGGCCGACGCCTATCTCAAGCGGGCCAAGGAGGCCGAGAAGGAAGGCGCGTTCCGTGCCCTGACCATGCTCGACGCCGGCGACCCCGAGGGTGCGCTCAAGGCCTGGAACTCCACCGGCGCCAAGCGCCTGGGTGAGGGTCAGAAGTTCGTGACCGTCACCGACAAGGCCGGCAACAAGATCCACCGGGTAGTCAACTCCGACGGCTTGGTTGTTGTGCCCAACGTCGAGCAGGCAATGCTGCGCTACCTGTCGGGCATTGAGGGCTTGACCAAGCAGGCCGAGACCCGCGCCAATGCCCGCGCCAGGGTGCAGGAAGAGCTGTACAAGCCGCGCGTGCTCAAGCCGGGCGAGGTGTTCGGCGCGCTGGACCCCACTGATGGCAAGTGGAAGGAGTTCGCTGCAGGCAACCTTCCGGCTGGCTACGAGGCCATGACCGACGGCCAGGGCAACACCGTTCTGCGCAGGATCGATGGCGGCGGCCGCGGTGCCGGGACGGGCGCGGGCGCTGGCGGCAAGCCAGAAGACCCATTCAAGGGCGTTGACGCCGCGACTGAGTTCCTGATCAAGGAGTCGACTGCCAAGGGCGCACTTGAGCCCGATGTGGTGGGTAACGTCAGGGTCATCGGCCGGAAACTGAAGTCATCCGCCATCTCTGAAAACCGCAGCCTTGACGACACCGTGGCAGCAAAGCTCGCCATGGACACGGCTACCGGCAAGATCAAGCCCGCCAACGCCTTCAACCCGCGCACCGGCACCATCGACAGCGTGGTCGAGTACCAGGGCAACAAGTTCTCGATCGAGTCCTTTGGCTCACCCACCAACTCGCGCCTGCCGCCCGAGCAGATGGCTGCGGTGGCGATGGGCTTTGTCAGCCAGGTTCCGATCGAGCAGCGCGCCGAACTGGTCGCGGCAGCGCGCAACCCCCAGGCTCGCGCCAAGATGGACGCCAAGCTCGACGCCCGGCTGCGCTCGCCTGAAGCCCTGGCCGCTCTGGAGCAGCGCCTGGGTCGCAAGCCGACCGATGCCGATCTCGCGCAGGCCTCTTCTGCTGCGAAGGCCGCCATGCAGCCGCAGCTTGAGCTTATCAGCCGCTGGATGCCGTCCACCAAGGAGGGCGCCAAGATGGTGGCTGACATGCTGGAGCAGGCTGGCTACACCCGAGACGGCAAGAGCGAGGCGCCCAAGAAGGAGCAGCCCGCGGCCACCAAGCCGAGCCTGACGCAGCCCGGCGGCATGGGCCTGGACCCCAACTCCCCGTCCGCTCGGTGGCAGGCTCGCCAGGGCCAGGCTCGCGCCGATGCTGCGCGCCGCGACCAGGAGCGAGCCGCCGCCCAGCAGGCGCTCTCGCGCCAGTTCCAGGCCGACAGGGCGCGCCTGCAGCCGCTTGAGCTCGCGCAGAAGTATGACTCGCTTCGCGGGCAGCTACCCACTGCCGACGCCGCAGAGCTGCAGCGCATCGAGCGCACTATCCGCTGAGCACCGCAACCCAACACCCAGCACCCATGGCAGACATCTTCGACATCGCACTCGGCAAGGCCCTGGACTCCTTCGGCCCTGCTGGCGGGGCCAGTGGCCAGCCTGCCGGCCCGAGCCAGGACCGAGTCTTTGACGCGCTGCTCGGCCAGGAGTCTGGCGGCAAGCAGTTCGACAAGAGCGGTGCGCCGCTGACCAGCAAGGCGGGGGCCATTGGTATTGCGCAGGTCATGCCGGCCACCGCGCCCGAGGCGGCCAAGCTCGCCGGCCTCGAGTACGACGAGATGCGCTACCGCACCGACCCGGAGTACAACAAGGCCCTGGGTCGCGCCTACTACAACCGTCAGCTGCAGGACTTCGACGGCGACACCGCCCGCGCCCTGGCCGCTTACAACGCGGGCCCGCAACGCCTGCGCACCGCTCTGGCCACCGCCGAGAAGAACGGCACGCCTGAGGCCTGGCTGCAGTACATGCCGCGCGAGACGCAGCAGTACGTGCCCTCGATCCTGCGCAAGGTCGGCGCGGGTGCGCCGGCGGCGAAGAAGGGTGAGTTCGTCTCACCCACTGGCCAGGAGTACGTCGACGCCGCCAAAGAGCGCGAGAAGGCCACCCTCACCGACTTCGGCAAGGAGTTCGCCGCCTCGGCCATTGCGGGTGTGGGTTCCATGGTTCAGTTTGCCGGCGAAGGCGCGGCGGCGTTGGCCAACAAGGTCACCGGCACCAACGACTACGAGGGCTTCAATCCGCTCACGCCGGTCGCCGAGTCCGTGCGCGGCTCCATGACCGAAGGCGGCAAGCAGGCGCGAGCCGACGCCAGGGTCGAGGGCAGTGTGGTCGACCTGCTGTCTGGCGATGCTGGACTTCCAGGCAGTGTCGATGGGTGGCTGATGATGGCCGCCAGCAGCTTCGGCTCCCTCGCCACGACCCTGATTCCGATTGCGGGGCCGGCTGCCCGGGTGGCCTCACTCACCAAGGCTGCGCGCGCCGCGGAGACCGCCGGCGATGCCGCCAAGGCGGCGGAGCTGTTCAAGGCCGCCGAGGCCGCCTCGCGCACCTCGCGCGCCATCGGCGTGGGCACCGGCGGCGCCATGACCGGCGGCGCCGCGGCAGAGGACGTGCGCCAGTCGGCTGCGGCCACGCTGGCCAAGATGAGCCACGAGCAGCTCCTGGCCGAAGTGCCGACCTACGCCGAAGCATTCAACGCCACCGGCGACGAGCAGTCTGCGCGCCAGGCCGTGGTCAACCAGGCGGCGCAGTACGCCAGCCTTGGCGCTGCCGCCTTCGGTGCGGCCGGCGGCTACCTCAATGCCCGCGTGCTCGAGGACTTCGTTGCCAAGAAGGGCATGGCCCGCGTGCTGGGCGACTCGGTGGCATCGCGCACCGGGCGCGCCGCGATTGGCGGCGGCGTGGGCAGCATTGCCGAGGGCGGCCAGGAGACCACCGAGAAGGTCGGCCAGAACGTCGGCGAGAACATCGCCCTGGGCCGCGCCGCCGGCGACAACGCCCTGCGCAACACGGCCGGCGACTTCCTGGGCGGCGCCCTTGTGGGCGGCCCCGTCGGCGCGGTCGGCGGCTTCGCCAGCAGCCCGAGCCTGCCACCCGAGCTCAAGCCTGTGGCCGCCAAGGCTGCCGAGCCCAACAGCCCGCTGTCGCGCGCCGCCATGGCCGGCAATGCGGGCGCACTGTCTGCGGCCGCGGCCACAGCCAGCCCCGCCGTGCCGCCCGCCGGCGCAGTTCCGCCAACCGACACTCGCCCACCGGCCGCCGACGATCTGGTGCAGCGCGTGCGCAACCTCGAGGAGGGCATGCGCACCGAGGGCTGGCTCGACAACCTGCGCCTGGACGGCCTGGATTCGCGCGAGGTGCTCGCCGACATGGCGCTCGCCCGCAACGTCAACGCCCCGCGCGCCGCGCGCGAGGCTGCGCTGGAGCGCGTCGAGACCGCCACCTTCTTCGCCAATCGCGATGCGCCGCCGCCGGCGCCGATGGACTCGATCCAGAACAACCCCGACTTCGCGCCCGTCGAGTCGGCTGAGGCCGCGCCGCGCGAAGTGCCATCGCTCAACGCCGTGGCCAGCGCCCTGCGCGACCCGAGCTTGCGCGGCAAGATCTCGGACCCGGATCGCCAGCAGCTGCTCTACCTCTACAACCTGGCCAACAACAGCCAGGGCGAGAACACCGTCCGCGTCAACGCCGCCCAGCAGGCGCTCGAGATCGTCGGCCGCTACCAGGCCCCGACCGGCGCGCCGAGCGCGCAAGGCGCGTCCGCCCTGGAGCAGGCCGCGCCCGCGACCCCCGGCTCTGCTGCGCCCACGTCGCAACCGAATGTTGCGTCGCAACCCAACGAGTTGGACTTCCTGACCACGGCTCCCGCGCCAGCCAAGGCCACCGGCCCTCTGGGCGGCGACACCGATCAGCCCGCCTTCCTGCGCAAGCGCTCGAACGTCGTGCGTCAGCTGGTCGACAACGGCTTCGAGACCGTGGCGCGCGACGGCAACACGTTCTTCCTCACCAACACCAAGACCGGCCAGAAGTTCCGGCTCGACGGCCCGGCTGATGCGCAGCTTGCGCGCAAGGCGATCAAGGATCGCGTCGACGCCCTGGCCAACACCGCCGCGACCAGCCCGCTCAACGATCGCAGCGAGCCCACCGCTCGGAACATTGAGGCCAACAACTGGAAGAAGGGCGACAAGATTGACCTCAACGGTGTCGTCATCACCATTGAGAATCCGGAGGGCTCCATTCGTCGCAGCAAGCCAGGCGCAGCCAAGCCATGGGAAACCAAAATGGTTCACCACTATGGCGAAATCAAGCGCACGGAAGGTGCCGACGGCGACCCTGTGGATGTTTTCATTGGCCCTCGTCCTGACACCAACAAGATCTTCGTCATCGACCAGGTGAGTGAGGACGGCTCGTTCGACGAGCACAAGGTCATGATGGGCTTCACCTCGGAAGAGGCGGCGCGCCAGGGTTACCTGGCCAACTACGAGCCGGGCTGGACCGGCCTGGGCGCCATCACCGAGATGAGCGTTGGCCAGTTCAAGACCTGGGCCAAGTCGCGTGCGGCGAAGAAGCCGGCGGCTGGATCGGGTGTTGCGCAAAGCGCAACAACTGTTGCCCCTGAGGCAACAGCTGCAGCCGCGCCGGGTGCTGCGGTTGAGGCCGCCATCACGCAGCCCAACCTCGCGCCCGCCGAGCAGGCTGATGCCGACGGCCAGCCCAAGTTTTTCTACGTCAGCGACGGCGGCGAGCAGCGCAAGCTGCGCCTGGTTCGAGCCAGCGAGCTACCGAAGCAGACCAGCGCCCCGCGAGGCAGCGGACCCAGCCCGCTGTCACAAGAGGACGGAGAGCTGATTCAGACCATCGCCGACATGCTTGGCAAGCAGGTCGTCTTCTACAAGGCCGACGGAAAGCGCCTGGCTGACGGCTTCGCGATCCCCGGCCAGCCCAACACGCTCTTCGTGGCGAGCGAGACCACGATCAACCCGTTGGCGGTGTTCGGCCACGAGTTCTTCCACACCCTGCGCGAAACCAACCCCGAGGCCTGGAACGCGATTGCCGCCGTTGTGCGCGAGCGCGTCATTGACCCCAAGAGCTTCCGTAAGGACTACTACGGCAGCGTCGTGGTGCGCGATGCCGACGGCAAGACGGTCAAGACCTTTGGTGGCAAGAGCGCGGCCAAGAATGCCAAGGAGTTCGTCGCCAAGAGCGGCCGCACCGACCTGAAGATCGGGGAGCAAGGCAGCGAGGCGCTGTCCGAGCAAAGCGGCGGCGAGCTCGAGGAGCTCGTGTCCGACCTGGGCGGCAACCTGCTCAAGGACCCGACGTTCTGGGGCGAGGTGCTTCTGAAGATCCAGGAGGAGAACGGCGCAAACGCAAAGGGCATCATCGCCAAGCTCTCTGCGCTGTTCAAGCGCATGGTCGCGCGCATTCTCGATGCAGCCCAGCGGCCAGGCTACAAGGCCGACAGCTTCGTCAAGGAGCTCGAGCAAGTGCGCGCCGCGTTCCGCGACGCCATGGCCGACTACCTCAAGAGCTCCGGCGTGTCGCAACGTGCGATGGCTGCGGAGCAGCTGCGCGCCGAGCAGCAGCTCAAGAAGAGCGAGGACCGCGTCAAGCGCGCCCACACGCAGCTCAAGAAGAACGGCCTCAACGACTGGTCCGCCACAACCGATCTGCGCGACGAGGGTATCCCCGTCTTGCTGCAGACGCGCACCTCTGGCGGCGCGCTGATCACGTCGGCCACCGAGTTCGTTGACGGGCGCGAAACGACGAAGAACATCACCGGCACGCCGAAGATGAAGGTCGACCAGATGTCGATCGGCAACCACCACAAGAAGGTGGTGCAGCGCTTCCGAGAGATGGCCAAGATCGCCGGCATCCGCAAGTCGGAGGACCGCGCCCAGACCGAGACGCCCGAGTTCAAGAAGTGGTTCGGTGACAGCAAGGTGGTTGACGGTCGGGGCCGGCCGCTGGTGGTGTACCACGGGACGGGCGCGGACATCACAGTCTTTCGCGCGTCTCGCCGCGGCTGGTACGGCAAGGGCATGTACTTCACGGACGACGCGACGCTCGCCGATGAGTACGCCTTGAACTCGGACGAGGGCGAGAACGTCATGCCGGTGTACCTGCGCATGGAGCGCCCGTACATCTACCGCGAGCCCGCTTACTACGAGCGCGACCCAGGCGACGAAGCGAACTTCGACCTGATTCGCGACATCCTTCCCCGCGAAAAAGCGCAGCGTTTGATTGCCGGGATGCGCCGCGAAGACACGGGGTACGTTGGCCGCCAACTTCAAGACGCATTGCGCGAAATGGGCCACGACGGGCTCATCGTTGAAAGCTCGTCGAATCCCGGCGCACGCGAGTTCATCACCTTCGACCCCGAGCAGATCAAGTCCGCCATCGGCAACCAGGGAACCTACGACCCCGAGAACCCCGACATCCGCAAGAGCGAGGATCGCCCCGAGGGCCTCACTGTCACCGGCTACCACTTCAGCCAGCAGCCGCGCAAGACGCTGTCGACTTCGTTCTTCGGCACCGGCCTGAGGGGCAGCGCGCGCGACGAGATCATGTCCTCCGCAGACGGACGGATTCGCGAGAGGTTGTCCTTCTACTTCGACAAGGGCACCGGCGTGCGGCCGGAGTCTGGTGTGGGCGGCATTGCCCACAAGGCCACGCTCACCAACATCTACGACGCCGACGCGGACCCCCTCAAGCTCAAGGGCGGCAACGCCCGGGTCTTCGAGTCGAAGGTGCTCGACAACGGCTACAGCGGCTACCTCACACGCCTGGAGGGCACGCAGCCCGGCCAGGTCATCCTGCTCGGCAAGCAGACCATCACCCCCGAGGTGCTCGGCCCGCGCTCACGCATTGATGGCGACGAGACCGCCACCGCTCCGGCCCCGAAGGCGCGCGAAATGGACCTGGGCGATCGCATCGCCGCCAACAAGAGCCTGCCGGCCGGCTCGCTCGCGCCCGCGCGCTGGGCGCAGATCCTGATGGCGACGATGCCCGAGGAGGCTGCGCAGCTGCTGGACATCGGCGCGTTCAATGGCGACGCGGCTATGTACAAGGACGAGCTGGTACGAAGAGTGCGCCAGATCATGGGCTCCGAGCGCAAGTCCGCGGGCCCGCAGGCTGCAGGCATCGTTTTCCGCGCCGCCGACACTGGCCGCATTCTGCTTGCGAAGCGTGGCCCTGGCGTCGCCAACCCTGGCACCTGGAGCATTCCTGGTGGCGCCGTTGATGAGGGCGAGTCACTCGTTGACGCTGCCACCCGCGAAGCCAAGGAAGAGATCGGCTACTCGGGCGACATCGCGCTCGAGCCCGTGGCCTCCGTCAAGTTTGGAAACGCCACCTACAACACGTTCATCGCCACCGTTCCGTCCGAGTTTGGCCCGCGGCTGAATTGGGAGAGCTCGAGCGCCCAGTGGTTTAGCCCAGACAGCCTACCCGACGGTCTGCACCCGGGGTTTGCCGATGCAAAGGCCGCCGTCGTGGCGGCCGCAAAGAGTCCCGTCGGCATGGACAAGCAGGGCCTGGCCGGCATCGCCCGAGGGGTGGGGCCGGAAATCCGCAAGTCCGCCGATCGCGCCAAGCGCGAGTACGCCGAAGTTGAGGCCAAGTTCAAGGGCACTGAGCAGTGGCTCAAGGCGCCGAACGGCACGCCCAGCAACTTGAATGAGCGGCAGTGGGTGCAGGTGCGCACGCCGTCGTTCAAGAACTGGTTCGGCGACTGGGAGAAGTTCGCCGGCAAGGAGGGTGGCGTCTGGAGCGATCAGCTGGATGAGGTCTCCAAGGCTGTCGACGAGAACGGCGAGCCGCTGGTGGTCTACCACGGCAGCGGCAAGGGCGGCTTCATGGCCTTTGAGGAGCCGGGCGGCGAGAAGCGCGGCGACCTCGGCATCTTCGCAACCGACGACGTAGGCATGGCGGCAAGCTACGTGCGCCGCAACCGGGCGCGCCGCGTGGTGGAGCCCGCCGATGATGATCCGCAGGCCGGCGACCAGCCTGGCATCTACGCCCTGTTCGTCAACATCCGCAACCCCAGCGAGTCGCACTTCGAGGGCGCGAACTGGGACGGGTCTCGCTATGGGCAGTACCAGGTCCTCGACGCCGATGGCGATCTCATCTACACCGATGACGGGCGAGCGTACCTGGAGCAGGAAGAGGCCGAGCGCCTGGCCAGCGAAAACGACGGCGCCACCGCCGAGCCCGCGGGCGACAACTACGAGACCACCGACGATGTGGTTCGCGGGGCGCGCCGGTCGCGTAACGACGGCGCCATCATTCGCAGCGTCATGGACGACGGCGGTGGCCCCGGGTACGGCGGCGAGCCGGCGGACGTCTTCGTGGCCTTCGAGCCCAACCAGCTCAAGAGCGCCGACTTCAATGGCGGGGTCTTCAGCGTCAGCGAAGACGACATCCGCAAGACCGAAGACCGCGTCGGCGACGTAAGCCTGCACAACCTGGTGGCCGAGCGCGGTGAGCGCGTGGTGGCCGCGCGCGTGGTGCTCAGTGACGCCGAGCGCAAGGCGATCGAGAAGTCGGCGGTCAATACCGGCCTCGATGCCGAGGAGATTGAGGCCACGGTGCGCGACGCCAAGGCGGCGCACCCGCCGAGCAACGGCTGGGCGCCGGTGGTGTTCGTGCGCGCCGAGCTCGAGACTGACGACAGCGGCAAGCAGAAGGTCGCGTACGTCTACGAGAACGTGCCCTACAGCTTCAACACCGATCCTGATGGGCGCGCACTCAAGCCTGGCACGCCCGAGTACGACGCGGCGGTAAGGCGCGTGGCTGGTGGCTTGGTGGCCGACGTTCGTGAGGTGTACGAGCGGGCCAAGGCTGGCGACAAGGCAGCCTCCAACATCATCGCCCAGGCGGCCTGGTACAAGGCCATGCGCGAGCGCCTGCGCCGCGAGTTCGGCGGCCTGGGTGACCTGTACGCCGACCTGCTGGGCGCCACCAGCCCCAACACGCCGGTGCGCGGCAACTGGGACAACGCGATCGACTCGTTGCGCCGCGCACTGCGTGGCGACTTCGATGAGCTCATGCCGAAATGGGTCGCCTGGGCGGACAACGTCGACCAGATAGAGGCGCGGTTCAAGGACTTTTTCAATGCCATGCTCGAGCGCGGCATGTCAAAGAAGGCGATCAAGGAGCTCGGCGAATACCAGTGGCTCGCCGAGCGCGCCAAGGAAGCGCGCAACTTCCCCGACGACATGCTGCCGGCGAAGGAGTCGGGCAAGAAGTACGGTTTCAACGGCCAGAACGTCGTGCGCGCCATGATCGACCTGTGGCGCGTGGTCAAGAACGCCGACCCGGACATCGGTCGCGGAGGCACGGCGCCCAAGGCGCTGAACTTCAGCGGCAATCTGATCGGCTTCCGTGGCCGCGCCACCATCGACGTGTGGGCGGCGCGCAACCTGCAGCGCAACGCCGGCAGGCCGCGCATCGCCTCGATGGCCGAGACCGGCGTGTCGGGCAGCATGCTGACCTCGGGTGACGCCACGCTGCAGTTCGGCTTCGGGCAAGACGTGTTCACCCAGGCTGTGCAGTGGGTGCGCGCCGACGCTGAGATGGCCCAGAGCGACGTGCTCAGCAAGATCAACGACGACGACCTGCAAGCACTGGTCTGGTTTGTCGAGAAAGAGATCTGGACGCGCAACAACTGGACGTCGGCCGCCGGAGAGGGCGGCTCGTTCGAGTTCGAGGCCGACCTTGCCGGCGTCAAGGACCAGGCCCGGGTGCGCGAACTGAGGCGCATTGCCGACAGCTCCATCTCCGCCACCAGCGCGCAGAAGGAGGTTGCTCAGGCCCGCATCTACGAGATCGCAGACGAGCTCGAGCCGTACCAGGATGCGGCCGCCGCCATGGCTGCCGTGGTCAAGATGACCGCGGCAGTGCGCAAGGCCAAGAAGAGCAACGACGGATCGGCCAAGTCCGACCGGGCCCTGGCCAAGTTGCAGACCAGCCTTGAGGGACTCAAGGCCCGAGTCGCGGTCACCCTGGAGCGGCTGCCCAAGTCGCGCCGCAGTGCCGCGCAAGTCACCGCTCGGATCGGCGCCCTCAAGAAAGAGGCTGCACGCCTGGCCAAGACCTTCGACCGCCCGCTGCCCGAGCAGCTGCGCGCCACCCGGGAGTCATCGTTGCGCGAGCTCGCGCGCATGTCTCGTACCTTGGATCGATTCTTCCTCGGTCTTTCGGTGCAGTCCTCCTCTGAGATTCAGGGCCAGGCCAGTGTGCCGACCGACGCCAAGCAGGCGCAGGTCGCGCAAGAAATCCACGGCGCCGCCTACAAGGGCGACAACGGCCGCTCACTGGTGGCCGCCAAGGTCTACTCCACCGAGGGCCGCTACGGCACACCGGAGCGCGCCTTCGACGGCGAGTTCATCGCCCGCGACGGGTTCAATCCGCTGCCGCTGGCGGCCAAGACCTTTGAGGTCGCGCAGCGCGAGCGCCAGGACTCGGCCTTCGTGGCTCGCGTGCTGCGCCCCGACGAAAACGTCGACCTGACCCTGCACCGACCGGGTGTGGAGATCTACTTCCGCGACTCAGCCGACCCCGACAAGGTCGAGCAGATGATGCGCCGCGTGGCGCGCACCGCCGTGCCGCGCGCGCAGCCCGAGGGCGAAGGCCGCAGCGATCGATACTTCCGCATCGGCGGCTACACCGTTGTGGTTGATGGCCGGCGCACGCCGCAGGCGCTCTCCGGCGCCATGCCCAAGGCCGTTGGCATGCGCATCATGTACCTGCCTGAGTTCAATGCGCGCTACGGCGATAGCAGCTGGAATGGGCTGACGGACCAACAGATCGTTGGTAAGATGGAGGGGGCGCGCGGCGACTTGCAGGAGCTCGTCAACCGGGTGATCGACAGGCTGCCTGGCGTGTCGTTCGGTGGACTCTTCCACTACGAGGTGGACGCCCGCTTCAACGACGAATACAAGGACGCGATCAATGCCTACTCAACTCGAAATGCTGCGCAACAATCTGGCCGCGATGGAGCAGCGTCTTGGCAAGGACGCTCCGTTCGTGACGCTGTTGCGGCAGCAACTGCAGGGGATGGAGCTCAACGAGCAGAACCGGCAGCAGAGGTTCCTGGTGGGGAGTCTGCCGCCGGAGCAGCCGCCTCAGAAGTAACGAAGTCCGCCGACCGCGCACCGGAGGCCGCTGAGCCTCAACCACAGGAGCGCGAAGAGGTCACGCCAGCCCAAGCTCGCGGCCGGCGCGTGACCTACGAAGTCGAGGTCGAGGACACCGGGGAAAAGGCCAGGCTCACGGTTGACGCCGGCGAGGCGCTGTCTGACTACAATCAGCGAATCGCTACAATCGGCAAACTGCTGGAGTGCCTGAAGAAATGAGACGAGTCAAGTCACAGGCCGATCTCAAGCGATTGGCGCTGGCGGCCGGTGCTCAGGTCGAGCTCGGCGCCAGCAAGTTCAACACGACCATGGACAAGGTCTCGCGCCGCGAGCCCGAGCCTGCGCCCGAGCCGGCCCCCGAGCAGCCAACGCCCCAGGCCGCCGAGCCCGCGCCCGCGGATCCGTCGCCCGTCGTGGCGACCCAAGAGACGATCCAGATCCACCTTGACATGGACCCGGTGGCCCAGGCCATCGAGTCCGGCAACGAGAAGGTGGTTCAGGCCATCGCCGAACGATTGCGCGAGCTGCGGGTTTCGGCGCCCGCGGCCTCGCCGAAGTCATGGACGTTCACCATCAAGCGAGACGTCCGCGGCTTCATCGAGTCCGTAGACGCCGCACCTCGACTCTAGTTTTCTTCAGCCACCAACATTTTGTTTGAAAGGAAAACATCATGGCAGTCATTTACGACACCTCCACCAAGGCAGCTCGCATGACGGCGGTTCGCGACCAGGTCGACTCTGGCAGCGGCCCCGGCGTGCTGCAGATCGGCACGGCCGGCATGGCCACCGTGCTGGCTGAGATCACCCTCAACGACCCGTGCGGAACGGTCTCCGGCGCCGTGCTGACCCTCAGCGGATTCCCGAAGTCTGACACCTCGGCGAACGCCTCGGGCACGCCTGCTGCCGCCCGTATCCGCGACAGCAACAACAACGATCGCATTACCGGCCTGACGGTTGGGCTGAGTGCTGCCGACATCATCCTCGACTCGCTGTCCATCACCGCAGGTCAGACGGTGACCATCGATAGCGCGGCGATCACGCACGCGGCTTGAGGTAGAGCATGGCCGCATCACAACTTGGCTACACCCCGGGCTCGGGGGCGAACGTCGCCACCGACCAGGACGGCGGCGGAGCCCACCACCAGAAGGCGCTGATCGAGCACCTGCAAGACGGCGTGCCCACGCCCGTCACCGAAGACGCGCCGCTGCCCGTGGCCGACCGTCACACCGGCGGCCTGCTGCTGCGCATTCTGCAAGTGCTCATGGCCCCGCTGGGCTATGACAAATCGATCGGGCGGCAGCGCGGCACAGTGGTGGTTGAAAGCGGCACGGTCACCGCAGTCACCACAGTCACGACAGTCACGACAGTCACGACGCTGGCAAACATTGCAGCAGTCGGCGGCTACTCCGCGCAGATGACTGTGTTCGATCAAAACCGTTCCGCCTGGGCGCAATGTGTCCGCGCCCGCATCACCTGAGAGAACAAAATGGCAAACACCTTCAAGAAAGTCATCGACCAACTCGTCTGGCGGCAGGTCAACCCGGCGCCCAACGCCCATGCGGCTGCGGCTTCAATGGCTTCAGACCTGCGCTCCGATGTGTCTCGCAACCCGTTTGTCTACCAGACGATCAGCAACACGGTGGTGAACAGGTTCAACATCGTCACCAAGGCGTGGCAGCCGATAGCATCAATGGCCCTGGCGGGCACCTTCGGAGCTGGCGCGGCCTCGGCTTTTGTTCCGTCCCTCGGGCTGGTGGGCACCAT